TGAGAAGATAATTTCCGAGAGGGGTATGCAAAGTAAATATATTGAAAAGCCGCGCGGCGCTTCTATTTTACTTGCTAATGAATTTTTATTGGATGACGATAAGAGACCCGGCATGGGCGTGATTAATACCGACCCAAGGCTTTCTGCCCTCGCCTTACAGAGCGATGACAATCCACAAAACGCAATCCGTGACGAGCTAGAACAGTCTCTTCATGATTATTTCATGGATCACGCAGCGCATCAAGCCGACTACCAAGAGACGCTCAAAAAGTTCCACGAGCAAAAGAAAAAGCGCGCGAGGAATATGATGATTGGCGCAGTCATGCAGATCGGCATGCATGCAGTAGCCTCTGGACTGATGAATATCGGTAATAACATGAGGGCTAACTCAGCCAAGGCAGCCATGGGTAGAATAGAAGCTGGAAACGCAAAGCCGGGAGATCATGATACAGCTGGGAATTGGCTTATCAGACAGGGTCATACAGAGGCGGGTCGCAACATGAAATTCGTGGGTGATAGGCTGAATGATGGTTATACTCTGGGTCAAATAGATACATTTACTGGCGTTGGCGGCGCAGATGCTTTACATCAAGAAAATATGCTCGGAGGCTATAGCAAATTTGCTGAAATGGATGTTCAAGGAGACTTCGGGAACAAGATCGGTAGCAACGCGTACGGTAACGAGGGCATGGCCTCTTGGATGAGCAGTACGAACGCAAAGATGGCTGGCGGAAAACGTGGATGGAATGCGCTCTCTTACGATCCAATAAGCCAGCAAAGTCTTGGATGGAAAGGTTTCTTAAGCGGCGAAGGAAAGCTTGGTCGCACGCCCTTTAGGGCCCCGGGCGTTACAGGGCAAAAAAGAAATAGAGGAGGCATGATGTACGGCGGAGATAATGTTCCAGCATTATTAACCGGCGGCGAGTACGTTATCAATAAAGACTCTGTCGGCAAATATGGAGTAGATTTTTTCGAGCAGTTAAATGCAAATAGATACAGAACCGGCGGTTACGTTGGAGAGACCAAGCCTCAAGCTGGAGGCGTGGGCGGCGTCGCTGGCGAAATGACGAACAACATCAACATAACTGTTAATGTAGATAAAGATGGGTCAGCGATTAGTTCGGTTAACGCTTCTTCGAGAGGTTCTGCCGTGTCTGAGGAGGAAAGAACAAAGCAGCTTGCAGAGAAAGTTAATTCGGCAGTCCTTACAACTATCATTGAGCAGAAGAGACCGGGCGGCCTCCTTTATGAGTAACCATTTAGAGTTACCGTTTCGGACGCGGCAACTGAGGCAAAGCTATTCTCTGGCGGAGCAACGACAGCCAAAGCACACTCCCCATCCTCGGGCGCACTAATCGTTATCTGCGGTCTTTTCGAATACCCTGCTCCGGGGTCAATTATCTCGACTTTAGCCACCTCATCTCCATCTAATAAGGCTATAGCTGTAGCCCTGACGCCTTCGTATTGCCCCGTAGGGGGCTCTATATGGACTTCTGGGGCGCTTTTGTAGCCTGACCCCCCCTTGACTACCAAGGATTCATATATATTGCCAAAAGCATTATATTTCAGGGCCTTTTTGGGGTCCATGGATTCCATGTGTTGCTCGGCAATATCTGGCAAAATTCTTAAATGTCTTTTAATTTTTACTATATGATTTTTACATTCTTCACAGTCATCTTCAATAGCCCTCATGAATTGAACATCTAAATTTTTAAGTAAATTATCTCTTGTATTTCTTATGTAAATTAAATATTGATCTATTAAGTCATCCTTATGATTAAGTTTTATTTGATTGTCTTCTGTCAGGGTGGCGTAATTTTGTAGAGTTGAAGCCCCTATTTTGGAGTTGCTTATATAAAAATATTTTTTTATTTCTCTATCACCAAATAGGTCTTGCGATTCAGCTAGCGCCTCGTCTAGCCCGACAGATAGCGGAAATGAGACCGCCAACTTTGAGCCGTCAATAAAAAAAACTAATAGAATATTATTCATTTACCAATTTTCCTTTGCAGTGAAATCATTCGAATCTGTTGCGGTTTCCACCACCGCAAAGAACGCGTCTGTCAGGTAGCTACTATCTATAAGCCACCCCATGTGAACGTCAAAGTAATTTTCTTTTTTCAATAACCCTCCCCAGCCTTGACCGAAACCTGCGGAATGGTGTCTATATTGCCCGGGTATATCTCCCATGTACGGCGTGTTTGCTAGGTCATATCCATAAATTGCTTCAATTATACCATTCCAATCAGCATACGTATCTGCGTCCCAATCGCTTTGGTGAACCGGCATGCTGCCTTCTGGGCCTGAACCCATATTCGAACCGGCTAAGTATGGAATATAAGGCTGATTGTCTGTGCATATTCCCATGATTGCATATTTATCATCTACGGGCTTATTGTCTGCGTCGAAAAATACTCTATATCTTTTGAAGCCAACCTTTTTACTTGTCCTTGAGCCACCTTTCATCCTGTGGTTTGCGGGATAACCATGCAGCTTGATTATATCATGGTCAGTTTTGGTGGAATCATAACCATGAGTTGATCTTAGTCCGTCCAAATATGTTTGTAGCGCTTGGTCGTGCTCTGTATACGTAGTCCCGCAAAACCAGTTCTGTAGGTAAGTAATATAGGTCCCGTCATTTTTCTTGTGGTCATAAAACTTTAAGGAGGCAGTCGTGCCTTGGTCGGTTTCTAGTTGAATATAAGTTCTTGAAAAACTGCAAGCATACCCCCTAAACCCTACAAAATTTTTGTAGTGCCAAGGTTGATATCTATCATGCGTAGAAACATTAGAGTTTGAATCTGAGTCGCTTGGGTCTAGCTCGACAACACGCTTAATACCTTGCCCATACCAGCTTCCATTTAGATTTATTCTTATCCAATGCTTAAACCCTTGCCCAACGGTCTCTGACACGCTTGCGCTTTTGGAGACTTCTAAGGGGGCGTTGCTTACCCCTTGCACTAGTATGGATTTTCTTAGTTCTTCTTCCCCAAATGCTGAGTCATCAGTTTCCCTTTGCTTGTCAAACGTATCGAATAAACCAATAGCGACATAAACTTTACTCGCATCCCGGATGGTGTTGTTGGGTAATACTTCGAGTATACTTCCGGTGGAAATTGCAGAGTTAAATCTTATCGCCTGTACATCAGAAGGTAGGGCTTTGCCCTCTACTTCGCTCAGGGCAAAATTCCTTGCGCTTAAAAATACGAACCCACCTTGAACATCTGAAACCGCACATTTTGTGAATACTATTTTCACTTGTCCTCTAGGCTCTGCTATTTGGAAGAAAATCTCCGCGTTCATCGAGGAGTGAGTATTGTCTGCGCCTAAATTCAGATCATCTTTAGATATTTGTTTGTTTTCAACCGTTAAAATATCGTAGCCTTGAGAATGATTATAAGAAGAATCTACCGTAGAACTAAACGCTGCGGCATTACTGTTCGCTGAGCTAGAATTTGTCGACGTATGAGCTTCGACCACTACATCAAATTTTCTATGTGGTCCTCCAGCGCTGGCGATATTATCTGTGAATGAAAACGCTTGGGATAAATCAATTTGCGAGCCTGCATTGGTGCTGCTTATATTAGCTTTTTCGTAAAGGATATTCGAAGAACCGACCTTCGGACTATTAGATCCGTCATTAGTTTTTCTTACCGTGAGTCTGTAAAAATAATTAGCAGAAAGATTACTTAGTGTTTGCCCGACTAGGGAAAAAGTCCATTTAAATTCCGGACTCGTATAACCTTTAAAATTATCGAGCGCGCCGTCATTTTTGCCTGCATCGTTTGTTGTGTCCGTGTCGTTAGATAATCTCAGGTTAGTAATCGTGGTATCTAGCACGGGGTTAATTGGCGGGATTTCATTACTCACCGTACTGATGCTGTTGCTCGTCCCGCCCTCGGCATTCGCCGAGAAGGCTTTTAGTGCATATCTTCCGCCCTCGAATGGAACGTATTGTCCGACCAGCACGTCTTTATCCAAAACACCTATTCGGTAGCTTGCGTTCGGTATTTTTGAAGCATCCGTAACCTCGGTATCGTTTGACGCACCCGCAGTTATTCCTTGATACTCTGCATAGTTCTGGTTAAAGTCGGACTTAAACCACTTCGTCCCCTTTTTGGCGTAAACGTAATAGTTATAAAGCCCCTGCAGGGGGGAGGTGCAAGCACACGATGTTGTGGTCGGCGCAGTTATTGTATATTTAAGATATTTTGTATGACTTGTTCCTTGCGGCGTCACTATTTCTGTTGAAAGATTACTTGGCGCATATGGTATTACAGAGAATGTAGTATCATCAAAACTTAATCCAGACTCTATAGCTGCGTATTTAATCGGGTTGTATTCTACCGCCTGTATGGCGTATTCATTAGTTTCAGATTCTTGGATATTTACTACCCGGAAAGTTTCTGCTATGTTGGCGGCTTCATTTATATTTGAGCTAACAAGGCTTGTCCCTGAGGGGTAGGAGGTCCAGACCTGTCCGCCAGTCACCATATAGTCTGTATAATCTATTAGCCTTGGGAGTACGATTTGAGTTCTTTCTTCTCCTAGGGAATTATTTATGGTAGACGTGTCGGCATAACTAAATGAAAAATTTTGTACCTGAGCTCTCCTTACGTCTTCTGAGTCCGCACTGGTTAGCCCATCAATAAGTGACGCATAATAAGTATAGCTGGGTGTTAATAAATCAAAATGATAATATTGCCTAGGAGTTGTATCCCCTATGATATTATTTAATTTAGAGTCTAATACTACCGTCGTAGTTTTTGCTGTCGTATCGTAACTAACCGACTCTATTCTGCCCCCTCTTCTTTCTGTTCTGATGTTGTTGTCGTAAATTTTTACGACGTCTCCGGGACGTAGATATGCACCTTCCGTACCCGCAATAAAACTAACCGTTTCTGTTTCTAGATTCTCAGTATATAAAATCCACCTGCCAAAACGTAGGGCCTGCCCCCGACTTGAACAACCAAAGGCTGTCACTTCTTTTTCTCTTATCCCGTACCTTCTCACCCCGTCGACTTCTTCAATGTATTCTACGGCTGGCTTGTAAAAATTTCTCTTATCATTATATCTTACCATAGCGACTGTATGCCTAACTTTCTTCGCGCTATTGGAGTAAGTAAAGTCTCCGTCTTTAACATTTGCATTCGTAAAGCTGTATACGGGGTTTTTTTCTGAATCTTGTATAGTATGTATTCCGCCCGCAGAGTAAAAAGCTATAGCCCTAAAAATACTAGCCATGTCGTTTACGACCTTGAAAGCTTCTTCTCTGCTCTGGATTAATAAATTACAAGTAAATCTAGGCTCTAAGCTTCCATAGCCGTCATCAACCAGTACGTCACAATACCTAGAAATATCATACAGTGTCCACTTGTCTATCAGGTCTTCGTCTATGTATTTACCTAGCCCATACCTTTTGTTGGTAAGTAAGTCATAGAAACACCAAGCTGGGTTATCGGTCCATTCTTCTATAATTTTTCCATTGCTATCTTTTTTAAACACTCCGTCCCATGACCCACTATAGGTTCTAGTAAGGTGGTTGTAGTTGCTTGGTATCCTAACCTTTTTGAGTCTGCAATCGAAAGCTCTCTTTGGTACATCTGAAAAATATTCCGCCTTGAATTCTGAGGAAACCATCGCCGCGCTTGGGTAACAAAAAGTGTCGGCGTAATGTTCGGTTAGACTGTCTACGAAGGTTTGGTTTTTTAAATATATAGAAGTAGATTCAGCCGTGGTTCTATAAACTTTTATTTCCCAGCCAACGAAATTTTGATCTTCGGGTAGGGAAAGGTCGATTGGGTAAGATTGTATATACGCGCTTGATATCTTGCCTATGATGTCTCCTCCTGCCGCATTTTCAAAAGCTGGAGCACTCTTAATGTTTCCTTGGGTATCTGTATAAAGAGCTCTTTTTTGTATCGTTATTCTTACCGTCGTGTCTTGAATATCTCCTTGCTCACCGGGCTCTTGAGAGGTTTTCGAAAAAGCCCCCAGCTTTAAATTGACTACTACTTTATTGCATCTTGTATTTAGTATTCTATAATACTTTGCGAACGCATCTGCGTCGCCCACTAAAAGTCCCGCGTCATTAAATGTCGGGCCCCTTAGTCTTTCGCTTATATTTCTAGTTTTGGAGACTGATTGTTCTACGCCGTCCGCAATTGTTTCTCCGTCTGCTTCCCCGGGGCAAGAATCTACATCAACCTGTTGGAAGTTAACTCGGTTATTAACATTTAAAACTGGGGTTTCATTAAAGTATAGAGACCTTAATTTATTATACTGTGCACCAACCGTCACCGAATCCCAACCAGTTTTACCAGCAGTGCCTTGGAAGGTGAAGTCCTCAGTTACGAGCCCAGATATAGGGCCCTCACACACGAGATCAACAGTCTTGATTGTACTAACGGAAGTTTTCCTAACGCCCGCGTGCAAGATTCCTTCTGCTTCTTCTTCTGCCATAATTAACTACTAGTTTGAGATGTTGTATCCTCTGCGGTTACATAAGAAATATTATAAGAGGCGCCTACCAATTGCGAGCCTACTAAAAGCCTACCATAACCTATCGGAACAGGGCCGCCCTCTTTTACTGAGTTTTGGGGGCCGGCGAAAAGATAAGACCCTTTTGTTTTCACATCTGTGAATTCTCTAAATTCTTCATATTCCGGTGGCTTAGCCAATAAGTTAGCCATGCCTGATATTACTAACCCCAAGCCCACCATTATTAACAGGGGTAAGCCAGCTAACATGCCCGCGCCCATCAAACCTATGCCCATTAATATCGGAGCCGCTATGCCGCCCTCAATAACCGGAACTATGTCTAACCTCTTGAGTTTTCTGTTCAACATCAATTCTGACTGACACACGCTTTCAAAGTCGGAGGGGTCGATGTCGGAAGCGTCCACCTCTTTATTATCGACTAAGATTTTATATTTCTCTTCTCTTTTTTGTGCTTCAAAAAAATAAGGAAATAATTTACCATGAGAATTTATTTGTATAGCCCTCATAGCTTCGGGAATACTGCTTACGCAAATATTCCATTTCCCACCGACAGCCTCACCCAAGGCTCCGTGGAGAGTTATTTCTACTAATTCGTCATTCATTTTAAATCCTTATGCCTTATCACGTAATTGGTAAATTTTTGCCAACGAGTATAATCTTCTATCCTTGAATAACCATTTACACCACCCGTTTGGTGCAGGAGTAAATCGTTGCCCAAATATATGCCCACGTGAGATGAGGGGCCCACCTTTCTCATCTTAAAAAAGACGCAGTCAAAGGGTTTTAAGTCTTCCACCTTTTTAAAACCTTCCTTTTCGTAATATTTATCCAAGGTGTCTCGGGGGTTTTCCAACCAACTCTCGTCCCTTTCGTAATCATTAATTTCAATATCTAATTCATTTTTATAAAAATCTCTAACTAGGGAGCCGCAGTCTTGCCTGCCCAAGATAAGCTCCCTACCCACATAGGAATTGTATTCGCAATTGGGTAAATATGAAAGAAAGTTATCATTCTTAATGACATACAATATGAACTCTATGTTATGGTTTTGGCTGTTCAGTTTATCAAATTCAGAAAAATTTTCTAAGTCATTACAGTGAGAATGATATACAGCTTTTACTTTCCCGATCCTACTGGCTTTAATATACTCTTCGGGCAATATCTTAAAGTGTTTTTCGTTATCTATGGAGGAATTCGTGCATGGAAAGATATCTAACTTGCCGCGAACGTCAATTACTAAGCCGCAGCATTCTTTGGGCTCGCTCTCTAGGGCTTGCGCTTTAATCTCTCTTTTGATGTATTTATTTAAGATCATAACGAATCTGCCGCAGATGTGACCCCGGGGAACCCCCCGAAAGGTAAGTGTCCAGACTTTGGATTTCCCCCACCAGAAAGTGTCGGGGGTGAGCCTGCTCCATGGGTGGTTGTTGCACTATACGTGCCCCACCTCCATTTGCAGCCTGTTATTTTTTTTGAACACTGGTCGGGCATCCAAAACTTTTCGTTCGGAGGAGGGATATCTGGTGGGACGGTAGATTTCGCAACGAAATAATAATTGATGCCTTTCACTAAAATTCTTACAGCAGTTCCCTTGTTGTATGACCCGCCATTCTCCTGACTACCTTTCCACAAAGGGGGCACGGTCCCTCGCCAATCTGCTGGGTCGTATTCGCTTATCTGCTCTTCTATTAGTTCATTTTTTTCATTAGCTAGTGGCGGCGCATGGTTCGGTAGGCTTGCGTCTCCATGTACCGCAGAAGACCCTATACTTTTATACTCATAACAGCACCCCTCACCCCTATAGGTCCAAGTGCAGGCGTTTGAAGTAACGATTCTGGCGGGCAACTTGACTTCTTCTAGAGCTAGGGCGGAAGATAATTCGAATTCAATGAATAATTTATTCTCCGAAGATTTCCTTTCTATATAATAAATTTCTAGCGGGAAATGAGCGTTCGGGTCTGGGTCTAGACCTTTGGGTATAATGACGTCTGGGTTAAGGGGGGTTGTGCCTGTGCTGTAAAAATTTTTTGAATCTAAATATTTCGCGAATGTTCTCGTCCGTGTGACTTTCGCCCCAATCATACTGTCTAGGGCCCTAATGTATTGCTTTAATAAATGAAAACTATGAATGCTTTCTTCTTTTGCTGTAATCGACATTTTTGGCGAAGGGAGAGTTCCTTTGGAGCTAGATTCAAACCCGTCTATTTTAATGGGCGCGCCGATATATTCAACATCATTATACCATATAGAGCTATCTATAATTTTTGGGTTATTGTGAAATCTAAAAATCTTATCAGCATTGATAGGGATTAAGTTTTTATTTTTGTAAAGTAATTCTTGTATTGCAATATCTGATACATCAATTTCAAACAGGTTAATTATTGCTGAACTCTCTAGCTCTGAGGCTGTGGAGTGCAGTTTCTTTATTGAATTTTTTGCTTGCTCTTTGTCCATCTTCTTTATATGATTTCAATAAATGACGTCCTAATCGAAAAGTTGTCTTGGAAAGACACGCCCATGTCCCAATTCGGAGCCCTAAACTTCTTCGGTACATTATATGGTTTCGGGGGGTAAAATACAAAAGCCTCTGAGCCATTTCGGGTATGAAAAAAGTGGAGTATCGCCGTTGCTTCAGCCTCCCCTCGAACGTCGAAAGATAGATCTATGCTCATTAAATTGTTCTGTATTCCGTCTGAGGCTCGTTGTTCGTACCCATCACCGAAAGTAATTACCCTGTTTCTTGGCTCTAGCTTGATACTATAATTGTACGCGGGCCTCCAGAAAAAGTATGGTATGGTCTCTGAGTTGAAATTTGTAGTACCGTTCCAGTAGATCGAGGTTTCTGAGGGGCGACCAGCAGCACTTGCATCGGGGTGAGCCTGAATACAGTAATAATAATAATCACCATGCTTGACTATATCGTTAAGCTCGTAGGCTTGACTGGCTGAGTTGCTGTGAGTTGGTACGTTATAAATTGAATTAGACATGTCCTTTTTCCTTATTCCCCCTTGAATTTACACAGGTTTCCGCACAAAAAAGATTATAAAAGTGAGTATTTTCTTTTATTATATTTGACCAAAAGGGTTTAATTATGGAGACGACGGAGCAGCGAATCGAAAAATTCAAGAAGCTAAATTCTTATAGAGAAAATAACGAGCTCTGGGATAAGGCCGGTTTTCTGGTCATTCTCTGCGCCAATAATGAAGCAGAGACCTTGCCGTCTTCCATGGCAACTATAGAGCGCTCTATGAGGGGGCTTGATTGGGGCCTAATATTCGGAGACGATGGGAGTACAGACGGAACAGCAGAGGTTATGGAGAGCTTTTCTGATTCATGTTCAGCAGATCTTTTTAGGATAGAGAAGCTAGATAAACAACCCAACGTTTCCATGGCTAAAAATGCGTTAGCTAAAATAAGTAAAACATATTGCCATAGATATCCGGGGATACTGTTTTGTGACGCAGACGATTTCGTAGAAAGAGATAAGGTTCATGGATTATACCAATCGGCTGAGGACAATAACTCCAATGTAACTGTTGGCTCTTGGATTTATTTTAACCAAAAATTAAATAAGAGAGAAGTCAAGAGCTCTATAGAGTCCATAAATAAGCTCACCTTCGGCCCTTGGAATACGTTAATTCATTCCTCCTTGATACCTGACGATGGTTTATTTTGGAATGAAAATTTACAAGCACATGCAGATCTATTAATGTGGTGGGAATTAGTCGCCGCAGGAGTAAAGCTTACCCCTTCCGACGTCGTAACAACTCAATACAACAGTAACTTCGGGACGACCTCTAGGGAAACTCGGGTAGATATTAAAAAAGATCGTTGGGATAAATTTTTAGAAGAAAGAGATAAGGTAATAAAGTATGCAGGGCTTGAGCCGCCAGAGGTGTAAACTAATATGGCTTAAGGTAAAAGGTTAATGGCTTACTATAGTGCAAGTAGGGTTGGCGTAAGTTTGGACGATAAATTTTTATCCGTTACGGACGCAAAAATAAACGTACAACCAGAGGTAGCGGGCGTTTATAAGGAAGACGAACGTACTACTAATTCGTATCTTGCATCCCAAGGGCTAAGGGGCGAATTAACTCTCAATTATTTTTTATCCGGAAGAGACTTCGTAAAGGATTATTTCGTTAAAGACGCCCCCATAAAGGGTAACGTGGGGGGTCTTTATTTTAATAGTGGGTATTTGACTAGTTATTCTTTTTCTTTTGAGCAATTTAAACCCGTAGAAATTTCCGCCACCATTGAATTTTATGGGAGTTTGCAGGGGGAGTTTAATCCTTCCGTAGATTATTCGGACGTCTCAAATGTCCTAGACTATTCTAACGCTTCAATTAGCTCTACAGGCATAAATGAAATGGACAGGGTGATATCTGCCGCATACAGCTTCTCTTCCTCGGTGACTGTCGGTTATAGTGACGGGTCTTCGCTTCCTACGAATGCAACTTACGGGCCAAGAACCCAGTCCCTCGATATGGAAACTTATAGCGTAAGTGGGAAAACTGTCGATGAAGCTAATGACGCGGCTGTGGAAATATCATTTAAAGATAATAATTCAAACCCAATTGAATCATTTTTTATAAGCGGTAAAGTAACTAACCTAAGCACTTCTATCGCTGCGGGGCAAAATGTATATTCTTCTTTTTCTATCAATCAAGACGCGGTAGGGGGCGTCCCCATGATTAGTTCTTTCTCCCCCACCTCGAGTAATATTAACGCGTCGGTAACAATTAACGGTTCTAATTTTCATGGGGTAAAAGACGTTTTCTTTTTCGATACTAGGGTCGAAAGTTTCGAAGTGAATGACGCGAGAACCCAGATAACCACATCCGTACCGAGAGAAGCAATTACTGGCCCAATAAAAGTAATAGGTATTGGGGGAGTGGGGGTTTCCTCCTCAAATTTCACGGTAACAAATAGCATAGGAGTTGGTTGATGCATTTTACTGGAAAAATCGGAGACGTAATAGATATTTCGGGAAGCAATTTCTCTCGAATATCTAGAGTTTTATTTTCTAACGCAGGAAGCAACTTCTCCGTCCCGAATGACAACCTGATTAAGGCTCGCGTTCCCGAGGGCGTCGCTTGGGATTATATAAAAATCATATCTGACGATAGGAGCGCCACAGGAATAAGCTCTAAGAAGTTTGCTCCGGAGCCCTTAATTCAGGACTATTACCCGACAAGCGGAATCTATGGTGATACGATTTCTATAACGGGCTTGGCTTTTTCTGGGGTCTCTGCAGTTACTTTTAATGGGTTAGAGGCCTCTCACTCCGTCCAAAACAACTACTTCATAACCGCCACGGTGCCTTCGGGTGATACTCGAGGGGATTTAACGGTACACGGACAGTCTGGCTTGAGTTATACTGCGGTGAATAGTTTTAGCCCTCAAGTTATAGTTACTGGATTCTCTCCAACTAGTGGTATTCCGGGTGTCTCTATAAATATTTATGGAAAATATTTTTTCGATGAATTAATGTACACCGGGAATCAATCTGGTAAATACCTTGTAAGTTATGGTAAAAACATATACTCGGGCTACGTAGAAAAAATAAGCGACACCCATTTAAGCGGAGAAATTCCAGCCTTGTTAGTCGACGGGGGGATTAGTGTCGCTAGGAATGACTCCGTGGAATCCGGGGTACAATATTACATAAAATCTGAATCAGACTTTGACGTTTTAGCTTTAGGGGCTCCAGTAATTAATGCGAGCGCTACGATTACTGGGTTTTATTCTTCCTATTATGGAAATCAGCCTATTATATTTGGCTCTAGAAATGTAGGGACTGACAAAAATGGGAAAGGGTTATCTCTGGGACTTCTAAACTCTTCCTCGACAGGAAGCTTTCTCAATGGGGCTTCTGGGCTGGGTGAGATAACCGAGTCTTCTTACGCTTCTCCGGGTTCTAACTTCTCGTGGTTTATTGACGGAGACTTTTCCCCTCAATCTAAACTTACGAATGAGGTATTTGGGGAGCCGGGAGAGTTTAATTTTACTACCGACATATATTGTCCGTGCACGGGAGATGAGCCACCGAATTCTTGTGGTCGTGTCGGGATTGATTGTTCCGTGTCCCCAGCCTTTACCATGGGGACCTTTACGGCCAACCCTGAGACAGCAGAGTTAGACAGTTTTCAGGCATTTTCCACGCCCACAGAAGGTGCTCTAGACGCGGGGGAATATTGGATCGCTGTAGAAATGAATCAATTAGCAGCTTTCGGTCTCAGCGCGTCTCGCTCGATAAGTAATCAGAAGGTTAAAATTTTACCATCGATAGGTAATCGTGAAATTAGTTACGGAACTTCTCTCGATACTTTTAGCCAAACTGCAAACTCCACAACCCAAGTCATAGACGGTCATAAATATGTTATAAGTTATGATTCTTTGGGGGCGGCCATAAATACTGGTATTTACGGAACGCCCGGGGTTACGAAAAATGTAGTAAAAAGCATGAAGCAGTCTGCGAATTGGAAAGGCTTTGGGTCAGCGGGGCCTATATAATGAATTTAAATATCACAGGTATAAGTTCTAGTTTGGGCGGCTCGATTGAGAATCGTTTCGGGAAAACTATTCTGCCCATTAAAGACCTTGTCTCTCAGGGGCTATCTACTTCCGGTTATCACAAATTTAGGCACGATGTCGTAATTGATTATACTTGGAGTGAGAATTCGGCAGCGCACCACGCCAAGTTTGGCGTAGCAAAGAGCGACTCCCTTGAGTCCTTGAGTTATATAGTGGATAGTGGGAATTCTATATCTGGCCTAGAAAGCGGCAGCGCAAAATTTCAAATGACTGTTGACTACCCCTCTGGGGAGGTTTTCGGGCAGTTAAATTTCATAAGAGATTACGCACCGAATTCTATTAAAGCTAAGAGCGTGGTCGTAACAGGGGATAGCGTAGGCGAGCATTACGTCACGGGAAGTACTTATACTTCGGAAGATTTTATAACTAGACCCTTCATAGGGAACGTTGTGTCGGATGAATACGTTTTAATTGGTGGGTATAAAAATCTAGAACCCGAATACTTAAGGGTCTATGTGGGTGGCTTAGAAACTAACGGGTTCGTTAACCCAAGTGAGGGGGTAGTGGTTAAGATTCCATCCTTCACGTCCGTTCAGAAGGATGTCGTAATTGAGGTGGAAAATGCGGTCAATAGAGTTACTGGTGGTTATTTTGCCGTGGTTTCCTCTCCGGAAATATTAAGTGTTGATCCGAGTACAGCTACTTGGGGGGATTCTGTTGTCATTTCCGGGAATAACTTTGTAGATGTAACTGGTGTGTCGCTGAATGGCCTACAAATTCCTAGCTTTACAAACCCAAACGATAATCAGGTGTCTTTTATTGTCCCCGAAGATATAGGTGGATTGCATGATATTAAAATTTGCGCGACGGGAGGATGTTCTGAATAATGCCTAATATTTTAAATCTTTACGGTAACGCATTCATCTCTACTGGGGATAAAAAATTTGGATCATCAAGCCTAAGCTTGAATGGCAGCGGTGATTTCGCGCAGATAGAAATTACTAATGATTTTAACTTAGCGGACTCAGATTATTGCGTAGAGGGATTTTTTAACTTTAACGAAATCAAGACAGGGAAAAATATCTTAATTAGTAAAGAAGATAATAATAATTATGATTATAGATTATATTACGACGGTACTTCTAGTGGTATTTTTTGGGACGTATATGGGCTTTCGACTATAGTGTCTGGTAGGGCAGATCTAGTCACAGGTCAATGGTATCACGTCGCAGCCACTAGAGAAAGCGATCATCATTATTTATGGCTAGACATGGATAACTACGCTGGGGTCAGTGGAGATATTAATGTCGGGACGGCAACGAATGACAAGCTTATGATTGGCCATAGTGTTGATCCTGAAAACGTTACGAAAACAATAACAATTAACGGGGAGACTTTTGCGCTAACTACTAAAAAATACAAACACGGATATGAACAGGACGACTCGACTAGCGCAAACAATAATATAAAAAACGAATTGGGTTCTAATTGGGAGATTGCTTCATGGGAAGACTTTAAAAACTTCACAGAAAGTGAGCTCCAGTCTTTATTGCAAGCTTTTAACATAGATACCTCTGACACCTCTGATAATTGGATCGGCTGGCTTACCAATTCAGACAGGCTCAACCATTTTTCTACATCGAAAGAGTCGAAGCGTTTTAATAGGTGCTACTTTTTAGCTTTCCATAATAAAAATTCTCAGTCGAGCTTTGAATATTTTGATGATTACCATTCTAAATATTGTGCCTTGGGTTCTTGGATTTCCGAGTTGCCATATATGGTTAAGAAAATACCTAATCCTTCGCAAGTTTCTGAAGGGTATCAAGATTTTAATGGTTTCGTAGACGGAGTTAGAATGTCGAAAGACTCCTTTAGGTATTGTGTCAGCTGTTTCGGCAATAATAATATAACTAAATTTTTTGATAATGATACACATACATCTTTACTGCTCGATTTTGAAGGGGCTCATGGTTCAAAAAATGTTATAGATTTAAGTTCTACAGACATACTCATAAACAGGCCCTCCGTACAGGTTAATTCAATCTATCCAATTACCGGATCGAAAGACGACCTTATAAGAATATCTGGCAAGGCTTTAAATTCAGTAACGCATGTCCATCTGTCTGGGAAAGGCGGCGGGAAACTTTATATCCCCAAGAAAGGCTCGTTGAGCGCCTCGGTAAATACGAATTATTCGAAATTTACGAATTATGGTTCTACTGGTATTTATTTTAAGCTACCGGAGTTAGTTAAAGATAATGAATATTTTACCGTAGTTAATGTAAACAATATAATTGACACGTCTGATACAGATATTGTGTTCGAGCAAGACGCCTCTGCTGAAAGATTCAGGATAGGCAACCCAAGGATAAATAACTTTTCCCCAGCCCGAGCGATTTACGGGGAAAGCGTTAATATCAATGGCACGAAAATAGAAAACGATACTAAATTTTTCTTCAGGGGTTACCCAACCGGGGATGATCGTAACGAAGTAGTTTACGTACCGCCATTGCAAACGAGCGTGTCAAGTTATACGGGCGCGACAATAACTGTACCGAGGGAAATAATAGCTGGTTCAATTTATATATCTGGTGATGGCGAAATTTCTAAATCTGAGGGGACTTTCACCCCGTTACCAACTATATCGGGATATGAGCCGAAGAATTTAACCATAGGCTCGACTTATAGAGTTACTGGTATAAATGCTTCGCAGGCGTACCCATTATTGTTTATAACTGGAACCTCTTCTGATTTATACTATTCCAATAATGGAGTGGATCGCCCTAGGGCTGCTATAATTACTCGGGCAGATTTATTCGACTTGTCTTCTTATAATCAAGAGGAAACATTTTTAGCACTACCTTCGGCCCGTAATTTGTCTGCGCCTTTCGACCTTTCTTTGATGGGTGATTCTAAGTTATTTTTCTCCGGGGGGTGTACGATATTAACGGGGACAATAACTAGGCAATTCGTTGGAACCGGTAATTTATTTTTATCTAATTATGAGGACGAAAAGGTTCGTGACGTTATGAGAAACGCTGCCAATTTCGACGAGCTACAAATTTCTCCATATTTAAACTCTGTTACCAGTGAGTCTGCGGTGGTAAAAGAGGTCGCTCCGTCTGGCAGTTTTTCTTTATATCCGAACAAGGGGAACTCGTCTACTTTAGTAAGCTTGAGCGGGAATTATATGCTAAATATTACCGGAATTAGAATCCAAGACCGCAATGTAGGAACTGTATGTTCGATTCCTAAATCAGAATTTAACAATACGAGAAATAGGGTCGATGCCGTTTCGTTTAGCGAAGATGAAAGCGGGGTTTATGGGGTAACTATTGATAATCCCGAACTTAATTCTTATCATCAGAAACATTCCATAGATTTTTATCCGTGTAATCTTTCATCTGGAAACTCTGGAGAACTTTATTTGTTAACACCTAACTACGTAGTGAAAGTATAGTTAAAATATGTCGTTTACATATCAAGAAACGGTGACTATTTCAGGATTTGCCCCGCAAATGGGGGTAGAGGGGTCTCCATTTGAAATTCAAGGTGCGTGGCTAAGGGACGTGGACGAGGTACATTTCATAGATCAGTTCGATCAAAGAACCCAAGTTGTGGAGTGGCAAAAAGTGCCGGACCCGGCTTTCGTGGGTAGCTTCGTTGAGGCAAGTATGGCCAAGGACGGGTTTATTATAACCGGCCTTGTCCCGGGAACTTTGCCCAAAACAGATATAGAAAAATTTCCTAGATTTAGAATGGAAATATCAAACAACGTTAGTTCTTATACTAAATGCTGTTATGAAATAAGAAAAGATTTATACAATATATATGACGACGTGGTGGTTGATGGTAACATGTCGTTCTCTGCGCCCGTCGCAGAGCCGGGCATTAATAGTTTTTTAGTTAGAGGTAATGCTGGTGGAATTTTTCAAAGAGATCTCGAGACATTCCTAACCGGAGTAAATCATGCGCTCGTTTCCGAATTAGCTCTTAGCGTCCAAATGAATTGGACTGAATTTAGCGGCCAGTTTGTTACCACAGAGACTATGGACACTAGGGGGAACGTGACGAATACCGAGGGGGTTGAGATCGCCTCTATTTGGGTCGAGCCTTTGAAGTCTGACACTTATTTATTGATAGATGTGGACCTGTGCGTGACTGCTACCGAATTAACAGATATAGCGTGCGCCATATTCAGGGGTAATAAAACCTCTCCCGAGAAAATGTGGAGTCAGTCTGTGAGTTGGCCAGATCAAATGCACACCCTAAGGCTAAGGCATATCGCTCGATCAGAAATCGCTGGCATAAGGCAGGAGTATCAAATTCGGGTCGGTGTTGCGAAGCCATCCTTTTATAACTATAGAGGGCAAAAAGTTTACATTAATAGATGCAACGGGACGATTACGAAACAGCCCGAGGATATTTTCGGAGACAAGGCGACTTCTGTCGTCTGGATAAGAGAAATGAAACATAATCCAGAGGTGCCGATATGAACATATCAGATATATTAATATTAAAATATTCAGATAAGAAATGGTCTTTGTCTGGCAATTCTTACGAAGGGCTTGATTGGGCAGATAACGAAACGCCAAAGCCTACTTACGAAGAGTTGTTAGAAATTTGGGAAAGCCAAGAATTTCAAGACGAAATTGAAAATGAAAACACGATCAACGAGAGGAGGCGTAAAATCATGGCTCTTTGGCCCCTTCACTCTCAATTTGAGGCGCTTACCGAAGCAGCTATGGGGCGCACTGAAAAGCTCGAGGAATTAAAAAATTTTATTATATCTGTAAAAGAAGAATACCCCAAGGACTAGGAAGCCTTTTTCTTCCTAGCCTTCTTGATTCTTTCTATTAGGGCGAAACATTTTGCTACGGGAATGTCTTCCACTCCGCTCATCGTTTCTGCTTTCTCAAATCCCTCTTTAACCAATTTAGCCTTAACGCTTTCGAAGGTTATGTTTTTATCGGTCATCAACTTAGACAGGAGAGCCTTTGGATTCGCTGTGTCTCCTTGGGCGGCAGAGTCATCTAAGAGTTTCGCGTCCCCCATCTCTTCTTGGGAGACGATATGGATTTTAAGAAAGTTTCTCACGCAGCGAACGAAGGCTCTATTTTCAGCTATAGGGCCTAGGAAGTGTCGCGCAAAACTTTTTGTATTATTGGGAGAAGCGTCACCTATAGCAGAGAATGAAACAGCTTTCATTCCTGTCTCGAAATTGGGAATCCAATTAATTGTGCAAACCGCGACAACGTATTCTGGGCATGGGCATGAGACTTGATAGTTCACTGAGGTGTAACCCCTAATTTGAGCAAGTTCTTTTATGCCTCCGAGGAGAATAAGGAGGTCTCTGTCCTCCAGCTTTGACACGTCTGTCTCTGAGGTCCGACTCCTATTAGAAACGAGATACTGTTGCTTCACCATCTTGCGCCAGTCAATCGAGCCGCTTTCATCGTAGACATATTCCGCTAAAGAGTCCGGTAGAAGTCCGTACCCGTCTCTCTCGGGAGTTTCGTTAGGGCGATTGTCGTCGTCCTGAGTACGATTGAAGCCAATTTTTTTGCTCATCTTTTGATTATATAAAGGATTTACGGTTGGATCAAGTATTATTTTTAAGAATGTAATAATCTTCTAGCTCGGCCCAGAAGGAGTCTTTATCTATGACGGGTAAGGTTCTGACCCTTGCGCCCTCTACTCCGAGGTCTTCCTCCCAAGCTGCTACGCTCGGAAATATTTTCCCCTTGGATACGAAGAACTTTTTAGATCTATAAAAAAGGTTTTCAGCCCCAACAGCTTTAAGGGCTTCTATGTCTTCCGGGTTTGGGGTTTTTTTCTGCGATATTAAGCCGAATTCCATGTAATACATTTTGATCGCCTGAATTTCCTTTTCAGTCATTTCTGCGAGTAGGGTGAAGCTTACACCAAAAGATTTTAAAGCTTCCACGAAGGAGGGGTCATGATTCTCATCTAGTAAATATACCACCTCAGTCACTCTGGCTTTCAACTTGTCGAAAATATCAGAAGCAATTGGCTTTCTCGTGACTATGCTGCATTGGTTTTTTTGTAATTGATTTACTAAAATATCTTGATTGAAGACTAGATCCATTCTCATGATCATATTATTGACCGCCCCATCAGAAAAATTGGTTACGGTATCTGGTATGCATTGAATATTTCCGTGCGGGTAATTTGGCCCCCTCATAACCGTTGTATAAGAAGAGCCTTCCCTCTTAAGGTCCAGCAGTCTTAGGGTCTCGTCGGCAATTTTTTCAGGCTTAAGGGCGTTTATAGCCTTATCCTCTTCGACGTTAGAATAAGATGGGTAAATGTTTTCGTAGTCGAAGGGGGTTATGCATGACTGCTTTTTTTTATCTCCGAAAAAGGGACCGCAACACGAGGGGGAAGAGTTCCCATATATTGCCACGATAGGCGTGTCGAAAGCGGACGCTATATGCACACCACAACTGTCTACGCCGAGGTGCAACTTGGCTCTAGATATCACATAAGCTAATTGGCCTAAATCCGTTTGCCCGTTGAGCGGCAACGATCCGACGAGTGCGGGTTCTTCCTTACCGCCTACTTGCACTATTGCTACCCCTGCTCTATCTAGAGTGGGTTTGATGGAGTCTACAACCTCTTGCCAGTAATCATATTCCCTAGACTGCGCCTTCCCTGTGGCCTGTATTGTTATGTAATTTTCAAAGGGCAGGGGTGTATATTTAGTATAAATAAATGGCTTATTTATTTTAGAACCGCTGCAGAGGGCGTATGTTTCGACTATGTGCATTATCTATTAACGAGTTCAAAAGAGGGGTTATTATTAGTTAGGTAATTCAAGACTTTCTGAGTCATTATGGGGAGGTTACAATACACGTCGAAGACTCCGTGTTGCTCGTCCTCCCGCTTATCGGAAACGCGCCCCCTGTGAATTACATTAAGCTCTGACTCAAGCATGGGGGCATACGGAATGACTTTGTGTATGAAAGGATTCGGCTCTAAGAGCTCAAAGTATAGGGGGTCTGTCGCTATGTATAAATCGTGATCTGGGTATCTATTTTTAATATCTTCAAATAGGGCGGTGGCGAGAACAACGTCTCCTATAGACTCCTTCAGCACTAAGAGCATCCTCTTGTTCCCCGTGTCGTCTACTAAGTCTCTAAGGCTCGTAGTCTTCTGCCCCTCGTTTTCTTTATTCGCGACTTGCCTGAAGTACTCTTCAATAGCTTTTCTTTTGATTCCCTTCGAAATTTCCTGCGTCCAGTATTTATGACCTTCATCATTCTCATCTACATCCATTTTGAGGATGTTTTTGTACATAAATTTCAACCAGTCGCCATCGCTTGGGATGTCTGGTATTTCTGCTGCAGGGTTTTTTTGCAGAACAGCACAGGAAAAGTCGTAGGAGGTTTTTTCGCAAGAATCTAAGAACTTCTCTATTTGTTCCCCTAAAACTTTTACGGAATAATTTTCTATAGTAAATTTTCTGGCCTGTTTGCCCATTTTTTCTCTATCTTGAGGCTTCATTGCGAAAACCTTCTTAAGATTTTTAGCTATAGACTTGGGGCAAGTCGAAGCTTTGATGAATTCTGTTCCTGCCTCCCTGTATTCACTCCACTCTAGGGGTAATGAAGCAGCATCTTTCACGCACATGTCTTCGCCGCAGCTATAGTCAGTCACTAGGGTGATTAACTCCGTCAACTTGGCTTCTTGAATCGGAATCTCTTGCCCTCCCGAGGTGAAAGGGTGGCAATAAACATCCATCAAATTATAAACCTCATTAAGCTGGGGCTCTGTAACGCCACAACCAACCTGTGCGGTAACTTGGGCCTTTTCCGCCCCGCAATTCGGGCATTGCCTATCTTGCCCTTCAAAAACTTTGACTTCGTAAGCACTGCATTTTTGGCAAGCGTATGTGCATATGATTTCATCTACAGGTACCCCGTGCTCTTTTGCTAGTCTCAATATATTCCAGCCCTCACCAAAATGGGTGTGAAGTAATAGCCTTGTTTTGGCTTTTGGGTTTCTATCTTTAAAAAGTTTATATCCTTGTAATAAATTGGGGACAGATTTCCTGAGTTGATTCCTGAAAACAAACCCAATTACATAAGCGTCTTTGGGAATATTAAATTTTTTCCTAAGCTCTAACCTCGTAGAGTCTGGCAGCTTGTGGAAAGCTTCATCTTCAAGCGCCCCATGTAAAGTTTTTACGTGCTCATGGCCTTCCTTGTGAAAAACCTTGGTAGCGAAGTTACTCCATATCCAATAGTTTTTTATTTTTTTCGCGTTAGAAATTGCAGACGGAAGAATCGGTAACGAGTCTAAAGTCGTCCAAATAACAGAGTTAATTTCGGAAAACCAAGGTTTATCTATTGCGAAATCTACCCCCCAAATATCTTGCACTGCAATATATACATCTGGCTTTTCATCTTTGATAACTTTATCTAAAAAGTGAGCTCCGTAACTGGCTAGTTTTGAGACGGCTGGGTCTTTTTGTAACATTTCCATCTCTAATTGACTATCTGGTAGGCAGCCAATTGATTTCCAAGGGGTAGCTTGAAGGTGCGGGTTAGAATAATTTACGCCACAGCAATAATGTACTATATCGTATTTACCTGTCCTGTATAGGTAAGATAAAATGGCCTTGGCGTTACGCGCAAAACCTGTTTTAGCCAAAGAGAAATCGCTTTGGACAAGTACTTTTATTTTTTCACTCATTTTACCAAGGTTCGTCGTCGTCTTCGTTTTCCAGCACGCCCTCTCGATCTAAATCTGTGACCTTGACCACTGGTTGTTGCGGGGTGGGGGGCGATGGTTCTTCCTCAATATCTTCTCTGACATTTACTGTTTTGTCTAAGAAAAGTTCTAAGTCGTGCCGGAGAAGCCTGCCCTCTGGAAATGTAAAGCCAATGATAAAGCCCGTCTTGGCAGTGGAATCTTCCTTGTCCTGCTTATTGATCGCAAAGGAAAATCCTATTTGGTCACCGTTTCTGATGTAGGGGCAAAACTTCATCTGTAACACTTGTTTAGCGCTGCTGTGGTAGGTGCTGAATTCCCTATTCGTTTCCAGACAATCTATGATCCCCGCCACTTCTTGGCGACCTAATTTAGTGATCACTCGTTTGGTTGGATTGTTTTTATTCTTAGCGAAGGAGCCAATCTTGCGGTCACTATTCCAAGAATCTTGTTTGATCATAGAGGCCATGACTGAGCCGTCTCTGTTAATCCAAAATGAACAAGCGGTTCCTGTCACCTTGGGGTTCGGTTTGTAGAATTGAATCATATCTTATATTGCCTTTCTTTTACTGTATTGTCAAGCCTTAACTTTCTTGAGTTCTGAGAGTTTTGTGTAAACTTTATTATCTTGGACACCGATAACATCTGCGAAAACCACGTCTTCGAACTTCCTCCCCCTTACTATAACAATGTTTTTCTTTTGTGCAAGACCGTCATTCATTAATTGGCATTCCTCCATCTTCTTGGAGAAAATCATTGTGTTCATGATGCCTGTTTCGTCTGAGACTATGAGCTTTTGATATTTTGTACCCTTAGCTTTGGAGGTGCCAGACCAACAATCATCTACCCACGCAGCGAATATAAGGCTTTCCCCGATTTCCGCCTCCAACGCGTCCCTAACAGAGCATAATTCGGGTTGCTTCTCTAGGAAAATGTCTCTGAGTGGGACATTGTAGGTATACCCTAATAAAATTTTCTCATAATACCAATTAGCAAATCTCTCTGACTTACTGTTTAACATATAAATATCAAGATATGGCTTATAGTGCTTCTTAATCGTCTCATACCTGCTTTCTTTAATGATCTCTTTGCCCTTCTCATCTTGGTACTCCATTAAATATTTAATTATTTTTATAAGATCATTATCAAATTTACTTGAAAGCTGGATGGAGTATTTTCTCTCCCTCACTTTTAGTAGATTCCATAATTGAGCCTCTAACACGACCTTGCTTCTCGACTGCTTGAAGCCATCCTCGAGCGCACCCGCTTGGATAAGGGCGGAGAGTGTTCCTATGTCTATTTTAGCTTCAGTCGCCGCTTGGAATATCTCGAATTTAGAGGAATACTCATCCCTAAATTGGTTAATTTTTTCTATCTTCTTTTCCGAAATACCTTTGATTGACAGTAATCCAAACCGAATGTTTTGACCCTCAATGCTGAAGTCCATCTCCGACTTTGTGATGTGAGGGGGTAGCAATTTGATGCCAAAATACTGCAACTCCTTTTCGATCTTGGAGATTTCTGTAGTAGGATCTGGCTCATGCCTAGTCATTTTTAGCAACGACAAGAAGAACTGCTGCGGGTGCTTAAATTTGAGATATATCGTGGAAGCAGATAGGGCAGCATACGCGATAGAGTGGGACTTGTTGAAAGAATAATTCGCGCTATCTTCGAGGACGCTCCAGAGGATATCTCCCACTTCTTTTTCCAGATTGTTCTCTGCTACTTTGTCTTTGATTTTCTTCTTCCATTTTCTTACCTCTGCCACCTTCTTTTTGCCTACGATACGACGGAGAATTTCCGCCTCGTCAAGCGTAAAGCCTATCTCGTGCGCCATTTTCATCAACTGCTCTTGATATAGGGCCACGCCACCGGTCTCTTTAAGAATTGTATCGAAAAATGGATGGATTGCCTCGTAAGTCTGGGTATTTGAGTAACTTGCGTATTGATCTACGAACGACATAGCTCCCGGCCTGCCTAGGGCAAGTACCGCGCTTAGCTCGCTGAGAGATTTCGGCATAACTTTTCTGCATACTTTATAGTTTGTGTCCGCCTCAATCTGGAATAAGCCGTGAGGCGTTCTCAGGTCTTGCAGGTTTTGGTAAATAAAATTATCGTCTAGGTCAATCTCGGTCATTTCTATCCCGACCTGCTTACAAACATCGTGGACAACCGAGGCGCTACGTAAGCCTAAAATATCTAGCTTAACATTAAACATGGACACCCAATTCATGTCGTAACTAGAGACCGAACTCTTGTCTGAGGAAAGCTCTGTCGGGCAAGAGTCTTCCATCTTATCAAAGGATAAAGATATTGCCGAGGCATGTACCCCCTTGTTTTTAATGAGCCCCCTGAGCTTGAGGGCTACGTCATAGGACTCTTTATTCTCGTCACACCACTCTTTGAATTTTTCTACTTCATCGTAGGCCTCGCCGATATCCTGTACTATGCCGTAGGTTTTGGGTATGAGAGCCGTAACTTGGTTCATCTCCCCCTCGGGCCGCGCAGACACGATCTTACCGCACTCCTTCATTAGGAGCTTGCCGCTAAGAGTGTTGAGGGTCAGGATTTTAGATGTTTTTCCTTCAAATTTCTCTTCAAGATATTTAAGAACTTCTTGGCGTTTGTAGTAGCATACGTCGATATCTACGTCACACATCAGGGAGCCATCAAGATAGGTGATTCCATCTACAACTTGTTTTTTTGCCCGAATCTTGGAGATAAATCTCTCGAAATATAAACCATACCTAATTGGGTCGATACCAGTGGCTCCGATAAGGAACAAGATAAGACTTCCTGCCGCGCTACCACGACCGCGACCAATCGGAATGTCGCTCTCCTTGCAAAAGTTTACTACATCCCAAACCAGCAAGATATAATCAATGAAACCTAATTCTTCTAAGGTTTCAAGCTCGTACCTAGCTCTTGCCTGATACTCTTTGTATGCTTTCGTACCCTTTCTAACCCCGAGCTTCTTAAAGCCCTTGCTGGCCATAGCTTTGAGGAATTCTATATTAGAGCAATCCTCGCTGACCCCGATCTGGCGCTTATACTTATTTTCGATATGAAAATTAGGAAGCCTAACGCCGTGTATGCCTAGGTTATAGTCCTCGAATTTATTGATGAAACTCGCCATTAAATTTCTATGTTGTGTTTTAGTTTGTTCCAAACCATCAGGTTGAGTTCTAGGTCGTAAAGCGCGTCGTGTCTTTTGCTTTTTTCGTATTTAATGTCGTAGTCTTTTGCTAGGGCGTCAAGATTTGTCCTCACCCCCCTCTTTCTTTTGTTGTGTGCCCTGTATTGGTACTCTATGAGGCTCTCCCCCTTTGTGTACGGGAGGCCGAACTTAATGCCCTTCGCTAAGGCATTAGTATCTAGGAACTTTTCTAGCAAGTGCTCATCAGAGACGCCCATTTTTCTATAGTACTCTTTGAGTAGATGAATATCGAAGCCAAGAATATTATGTCCAACAATGTAATCCGCTGACGTAAGCCAGTCGTCTACTGTTGGGAACAATTCGTTGTATGGCTCCGCTAATTTCTCGTACTTCTTTTTATTGAACCCCGTGATTCTTGCTGCGTCCGCGCTTACATTAATTTCCCTATCCCATTTAATGTGGTAATTTTTTTCGGCTATCTTCTTGCCGCCTTTAGATTTAATCATGGCAAGCTGCCATGGCATGTTGTGCACGAAATTAAGGCATAAGTTCTCTGTCTCGAAGTCGAGAAACACAAACAACTTATCGTTGTCAAATCTAAGCAAGTGCTCGTCCATTGGATTCCTTCCAGCTTTGAAGGCAAAACTCAGCGCTGTTCATTCCTTCTAGCTCTGGCTTGTCTAGGGTTGATCTGTTGTTAATGCACCTAAAAGTCAGATAGGACTTAAAATCTTTTCTAGTTTTATAGTAAATGCTCTTCACCTCCTGAGATTCGCACCCATCCTCGCAGTGCTTCTCTATGTGTTTGCGGATTACTTGATCAATGTATAAATCGTTATCCTCAATGAAGAAGGTCGGGTTTGTAAAGTCAAAATTGGGAACACATAACGTCCCATGGATCGCATTCCTATGCAGGAACGAGTCGTAAAATGGGATACATAAGGAAAGATCATTATCATCCCAATGTTTTTTTAAAGTTTTAAAATCCGCCCTAGGGTTATAGTAAAAACCATCCTTAGAAGCAGTAGTATTTATTTTAATTAGCCTATGGTAGCCCTCCTTGTTGTTGGCGAATATAATGTATTTGCTGCATCGAAGCTTAGACTCTTCGTCTTTCTGAAGCATGTCGTCGCAGACGGTAAGCCTTAACCCAAAGCGAAAATTCAACCCCGCTTCCGCAGAGTTGATGTAGCCCTGAAGGAACCCTCCCATGGAATCTTCTACCAAGTAAAGGTTATCTATACCATTCTTTTTGCACAGATCAATAATAGAGTCTGGGCCATCTTTAATAACGTCTACGGGCTTCTCTAGGGTGAGAACGCTCCTTCCTATCGAATAGTGACTTTTGAAAATTGGAATTACCATTTCTATAAGACTAAAGGAAATTTACCATCTTGTCAAAGATTAAATGGGTCTTCTTCCTCTGAAATATTTTGAAATTTTGGACAACCTTCGTAAGACTTTTTCTCCACTTTCTGCCCTTTTTCTGGCACTAAGTCGTCTTCGAAGGAGCTCTTTATGAAATTGCCTTTTTCGTCTACAAGATTATAATAATCAAAAGGCTTTTTAATGGGGCATTCCCAGCCACTTTTGGTAGGGCCGCACATCCATTTAGTTTTCCAACCACCATCTATCGCGAAGTTGGTCTGTGCGCTTCTCTCATCGAACTTAGAGACTATTTTATTTACATACTCTAAGTAAAGCTCGAAGCCTTTGAGTTCCTCTTTGGAAAACTCTAGCTCTTGAATGGGTGATCTGGGGAATTTGATGAACAGGAATTGAACAATCACTTTGTCGAACTTGTCTGGCCATATTTTGTGCGCGGCTAATGTGTACATCATGGCTTGTACGTTACCCGTAAGCTCTTCCCCTCTAAATTTCATCTTACTACTCTTATAATCTACAATCTTGAGGGTTCTCGTGTCTTTGTACTGTATGGGTTTGTCTATGAAGCCCCTAGCATTCCAGACAGGTTTTTTATTTTCAATTTTGAACGCCTCCTCTGGGCGTTCTATGTACGGCTCTCCGTATATTAGGTCTTCGGAGCCAAAGAAGTCACACTTTAGACCGGTGAGGATCATATCCAAGCACAGGTCGTAGTTTTCTTCGTTGTAGAAACCCTCTTTCTTGAGGAGTATCCTGACTAATCTACAAACAGCCTTGCAGGCTGCGGTAGATTTCTCTGACATAATCAATTCGAAATATTTAAAGTTCTTTTCGGACAATAATAGCTCAAATATTCTATGGCACACTGTGCCGCGAGCAGCCCCGTCATTTCCCGTGTCGGGAAGGTGAAGGTGATATTTTCCCCAGTAAAGCCAGCTACAACTCTCTAAGGTTTTGATCCGCGAGGCAGATAAGTATACTGTTTTCTTCTTAGGCATGGTACCAGTGGTTGATTTCTTGCTTTGTCATTTCTCCAAAGTCGTTTTGAGTGGGCAGCTTAATGCTTACCTGATGTTCGTCAAAATACTTTCTTAGTTTTCTTTGCAATTTCTCCGCAGCTTCATTCCCTGCGAAGTTGTTGTCTGCATCGTTGTTGAGTGAGATGCGTATTTTTTCTATATCATATCTTAATAGGAAATTAATTATTGCTACGCTCGTGTCTAAGCCAAATGTCACTATGGTATTTTTTACTCCAGCGTCCCAAAGAGCAAGCATATCGCCTATGCTCTCTATAAGAATTGCTTCATTTTTTTCTTTTATAATTTTATAGTTAAAAAATAATGGATACTTCCACTCACTTTTGTTCCCTACGTGTTTCCATTTAGGCCTCTTCTTATTGTTCGGGTCGTTAATTAAATCCCTACCAGAGGCTCCGATAAGTTCTTCTTTGTGATTGAATATAGGGAATACATACCTGTCTTTCATCCTGCCCTCCTTAATTATGCCGCCCTTAAACATCCGCAGGGTATCCAAAGCCACGTTTCTGTCTACCCAGTAGTCGTGTTCGGGTACTAGTTTGGATAACGATTCTTTTGGAAAAACTTTTGGCATTCTTATTTCCGGTTTCGGGGTGACCCTCGTTTTTCGGGGCGCGCCCCACTTACTCGCAATATATTCTTTGGCTTGGGTTATGTCGTCTACACCTAGGGAGAGCCGAACCAACTCCTCGAACGTGCCGCTGATGTTTTTGCTAAAATCAACCCAATGACCTGTATCTTTCCTGATTCGTAATACTGTGCTGCTATCAGAATCCCGATAAATGGGCTTGGCTCTTAGCTCTTTGCCCATATCGGTTATGTTCTGATAACCTAAATCCAATAGGATTTCTTTCAGATTTTCTGAGTCTCGCATTACAGTACGTCTTGACTGTCATTTTCGTTAGAATCTTGAACCTCGTAGGTTTCGTTCTCCCTTTCAATAATATGCCTCAATGAGCCCCTTTCGTCAACGGCGAAGTTGCCTACATTAAAGTTTATGAAGTTGGGTACGAACCTGCTCGAGCCGCTTTCCTCGGTCCTTCTTAAAAAGTCTCTATGACCCGCCGCGTCCTTACCTTGGAAGCGGGTTTTAGTTGGAACCAATTTGTGCGTTCCGAACTCTTCTCCGTCAATGGCGACCTCCTCAAGGGTTTTCCGTCTAAAAATCGCAGTGAAGGCAGCGATCCACTGGAGCCTGTCTGACAGGGCAAACGCGGAGCTATCATCAACTATATCTGCCGCTCTCCGGTTTCTAGATTCCCCTGTCCGGTTAAGCTGTATGGCTGTTAGCACTGGGGCGTTCACTTCTTCAGCGACCCTCTTTAGTTGGTTGATTTTATCTCCAATAATTTGATACTCCATGTAATTTTTGCCAAGCGTTTCCCCAGTGAGCTTTACGTAATCGTATATAATCATGCATTTATTACCCCTACCAACCACTGAGTAGTACCATCTTTTAATTATTGAGCACACCCTCTCGATTGGCTTATCACTTACGTGAAAATGGTAGAAATTAGATCCTTTTTTGAGCTTGTCACAGTTATTAACTTTGTTGATAAGGTCTGAATTCTTGGCCCAGTTACCTGTTTCCAAATACCATGTAGGTATATCTGTGAACGAGGAAGCTAATCTAAATTTGATTTCCTCAGTCATCATTTCAGTGTCTAGGTAGAGAACTTTAACATCATTGATTTCGCCAGCCTTAAACCCACAGTCTACGAGCCAAGTGGTTTTACCTTCCCCCGGTCTAGAGGCAATAGAGTAAACATGCCCAGCCTTAAATCCTCCATACATTCTATTGAACTCTTCGTATGGGGTTGCTATGCCCGTATCTTCTTCTGGTGCTTCCGCGCGCTCTTGGAGTAAATCCTCTAAGCCGTCCATAATTTCTACCGGCTCTTCGTCAAACTGGTAGCTAGAGATTTTATCGTTATAAATTGAATCACATAAAGCTACTATTTCATCTACGTTTTTCTCCCCAGCATTACGCACTTCATCTGCTATCTTTTCTGCGGTTTCGTCTATCTCCCTTCTCACCCTCAGCTTAACTAACTCTTTACAGGCTTCTACGGTTGCCCCCTGAGTTATCTGCGTGAATGTGATGCTCGAAATATATTGATGAATATTAATATCATCCTTAAATGCTACCCCCAAGTTCTGGATTTTTGTTGCAAGGAGTACCTCATCTATCTTTTCATTCTTGTAAACACTGTCTCGCAGGACACAGAAAATAGTATAGTGAACATTGTGAAAAAAATCTCTTTCATTAATAAATCCATCTACCTCTGCGAATACTTTTGGGTGTTTGATTAGTCCTCCTAGAACGTGTCTTTCTACTCTCTCTGAATATATCTTACTCATTATTGTTTTCCTTATTATTGTTGTTTTTTACGATTAGGTCAAGGGAAATCCATGACCTAGATGGCTATATAATAACACAGCCGAAAGTTTGTTCAATGAATTTCGGAGAAAGTTTTTCAATGTCACTTTCTTCTATTTCGAGAACTTGAAAATTATTTTTTTCTAACCACTCCCTCTTTTGGCAGTCCCTCTTTATTGATTCTAGGTAATTTAATCTAGAATTCTTGTGAAAAAATTTATTAAAGCTGCCGTGTTGTGGGCCATTAACTTCTACGGCGATCTTCTTTGTTGCGTTTAAGAAGTCCACCTTCATTCTGCTTCCGAATACGGGAAACTCTTCATAGACTATATGGTTTTCCCAGTACGGTTTAAAAAATTGCTTGACTGAAAATTGTAATTTAGAGCGAGACTTTTTGCCCCAAGATATCAGATATTTCGTTACCCTTTTGCTTTGCAGCTTGCCGTGAATGTTATAAAGCCTCACGTATATAATCCTCCACCCACTTTGTAGGTTCCCAATCCAGTAGAGTCTTCGCTTTACTGACGTCAGCCAATGTGTCTCTGGCCTCCCCATCTCGCGCCGCTATAAATTCTGTTTGCCCACCAATCATTTCTGCAATTTCAAGGACGCTGTAGCTATTGCCCGAACCAATATTAAACACCCCACCGAAGACTTCATTATAGGATGCCGCCGGCAGTATGCTCTTAGCCGCTAAGATATTGGCTCTAACAACATCGTCTACATGAGTAAAGTCTCTTGTTTGACCCCCATCACCGACGATAGTCATGTTTTCTCCCGCGTCTCTTTGCATTCGGAATCTTTTTATGAGCGTAGAGTACTCCCCTTTATCCGGCTCTCTTGGGCCATACACGTTGAAATACCTCAAGACGACAGTTTCTAGGCCGTACAGTTTGTAGTACATTGTGCAAGCCTCCTCTGCGGCGTGTTTACTGATGGCGTAAGCGGTTAGGCAATCGGCCGGCATGTCTTCTGTTAGTGGCGGATTATTTTTCAGCCCATAAATGGAAGACGTCGATGAAAATATGAACCTCTTAACCCCGTACTCCTTACAAAAAGATAACAGCCTTACTGTCCCTGTGAAATTATTATCAAAAACTTTCATTGGATATTTTATTGCGTACTGGATTCTTGCGTCCGCAGCTAAATGAAAGACCGTGTCTATTTCATGCGACCCAAAGAGCTCAGATAGAAAAGCGTCACAATTTATATCTGAATTATATATAATAGAATTCGTATTTTTATAGTATCCAGAAGCATTCGCGCTTTTATTATCAACGCTAATAACTCTGTGTCCGGCTTTAACTAAGGCGTCTACCAGATTACTGCCTATAAAACCCCCGCCGCCTGTAACAAGTACCGTCATGATTTTTTTAATACCTCTCTGAATTTGGTAAACAAATATTTACCGATTTCTTTTTCTTCTTCAAAATATTTACTAAGATTATCTACCCCTTGGTGCTGCTTTTTAAGCTCTAACCCCGTTTCGGTTTTAACTTCTTCGATTATCTCGTCAGAGATTGTCACCCAAGCGCCTTTCGCTGTGGCCATTTCCCAAGCGAGCATCATGTCTACGACTTCTTTCTCCACCCATATACTCTTGCCGTTTTTTCTACCGTATCTGATGGGGTATCTCACGGCTATCCCTGTTTTTTCGTTTGGCGTTTTTCTAAATACCACCTTGCACCAGTGCCCTAATTGATCCCCCTTTCCTTGGGGTTGAGTGGTTATTAAGTCTTTGACATATCTTGGCTGAAATTCTAGAATCCAGTCGCTATAATGTAACGCAGCGTTACCACCGGACGCGTTGGTTACTTGAGGCGCAGTTTTTTCATAAGGGTTGATCTTAATGGTGCTCCGGACTTGAGAGATCATATAGCAAATATGGCCTCTTGTTGCTAGTCCGAGAGCCATCCTGCGCAGGAAGTCGGAACTTAATAACGCGCCCCCGCCCACCTTGAGTGCTTCCTCTGCGCCTTTCTCTAAATCCCCTTTCGGTACGAGAGCGTCCATGGAATCAATGATAAACATATACCTCGTATTTGATGGATTATCTTTAACCATTTGCCGCATGAAATTAATGACAGTTTCATAAACATTACATTTAAATACAAACCACTTCTCCTCGCTTGTATCTATGCCCATCCTCTCTACCATGTCGGTGGATAAACGACCCTCTGCTTTAATGTAGATAACTAAAGAGTTATCCATTTTTTGGAAATTCTTAGCGAAAGCTAGGCCGCAGGAAGTCTTGCCCCCCTCCGTGACGCCAGAGGCTCGAATAACCCCCGGTTTTATGCCCCCTCCCATCTCTATGTCCATTAGCAAGCTGCCGCTGGATACCGTATAAACCCTTTCCTCTTCAAAGTTGTAGTGATCCCCCTTGTTTTGTTCGAGGTATGCCTGAATTTGTTGTTGTGGGGTTACCCCGCTTTCTGCTTTAGTTCTCTTTGCCATCTCTTAAAAATTCCATTAATGTTTTGGGTTTTTTGTTTTTAGTCTTGTTATTTTTTAAAAGTTTTTTATCTGAAAGCTCATACTGTTCTGGCTGTTCGAGGTTTAATTGTAACAATCTTCTCTGAGCAGCTAAGAAAGCTTTGCCTTCGCTCGTAAGAAAAAAGGAAAGGGTGTTTCCGTAATCTCTGGGAGGCATCTTTTCCCAAAAGTCCATGTCTGGATAAGCCTTGAGGAGCTTTTTGGCTATGTTGATTTCTTTTCCCCAGCTAATAAACTGGGGTTCTAAGCAGAATTTGCTTACAATATACTTACATTTGCTGTGGTCTGTATTTCTTGCCATGTTGTTCTTTATCTCTATTCTCTATATCACATATTACCATCCTTTCTACAAGATTGTCAAATGAAATCCTTGGTTTCCAGTCGAGAACCTCTTGTGTTTCTGATGCATCTCCCCATAGTAATTCTATTTCTGCTGGTCTGTAAAATTTAGGGTTGACTTTCACTAAAATTACTTGGTGTTTTCCTTCGTGGTTTACGAAAAGTTTTTGATCTACGCCTTCTCCTTCCCAGTATACGTTTTTAATACCCGCGTGGAAAAACGCTCTTTCCGCGAATTCTTTTATAGAGTGAGTTTCCCCGCTAGCTAATAGATAATCTCTCGGGTGATCCATCTGTAGCATTTTCCATACGCCCTCTACGAAATCTTCACTATCACTCCAGTCTCTTTTCGCTTCTAGGTTTCCTAACTCTATGGGGGTGACCTTGGGTGGATGACCCTCAACCCATTTGTCCGTGTTAAAGAATTCTTCGCGAGCCTTCGCCACCCCCTTCGTGATCTTTCGGGTAACAAACTCTTCGCCTCTCTTAAGCCCTTCGTGGTTAAACAGAGTTGCGTGTACAGCGTAAAGATTGTAAGATTCTCTAAAGACTTTAACTAGGTGTCTGGCCGCACATTTTGATGCGCCATACGGGCTACGCGGCCTGAGTGGGTGGTTCATGTCTTGGGGTGAATACGCTACGTCTCCGAACTCCTCACTACTCCCGGCGCTATAGAACCTGCATTTAGGCTGGTATCTCTTTACGGCCTCCAAACATCTCAGGACGCCCATAGCATTGGTGTCGAAGACCTGCATGGGCATATCCCAACTGATCCCAACAAAAGAATTGGCAGCAAAATTAATAAAATAATCTGGTTGTATTTCTTGTACTAGTTTATCTATGCTGTATTGATCTGTAAGGTCTCCATAGACTAATTGAAAGTTTGGATGATTTAAAAATGATTCGCAATTACTAAAGTTTGGATTAGACGATCTTCTCGCCATCCCAAAAACTTTAATGTTGTCTAGCCCAAGAAGATACTCGCACATGTTCGAGCCATCTTGCCCCAATAATCCTGTTACTAATGCTTTTCTTGTCATAAGCTCTTAATTTGTTCTGCTATTTCTGGTATGTATAGTTTACCATTAAGCTTTTTGTTTGTCGATAGTGTTCTGTCTACTGTCGGGTCTGCTTCCATCGGATTGATTTTAATATTTAACTCAAATCTAGTATTTATGCAGCCAACCAGTACGGATTTATTAACTGGGGTGGGGGAAAATACATGGAAGAGTCCCTCTTCGTATAGTTCTTCTCTCATGATTTGCATGCAAATTTTACCATACTGGTTTGTTGTGACGCCGTTCCACCAGTGGTTTGTGAAGCCGTTAACTGTCTTGTCTTTCTGGGATTTCACCCAAGCAATTAAGCTCGCGTGTTTGTGAATTTCTTCCCCGATTATACTGGTTCTCAGAACCATACAATTTGATGGTTCCCCTAAGGATTTCGACCTGCCGTAAAAATCAACCTCGTCGTGCTCACTATCTTCCGTGTAGCCCCCGTCTTTACCAGAAAAAACGCAGTCGGTGGTGATATGGATCATTTTAATGTCATTTTCTTGCGCCCACGAAGCGAGCTTGTGAGGGAATGCTCCATTGATATATGCTGAATGGTATGAGTTATCGTTGATAAACGGTTTGATTACCCCAATACAATTAATTACGTAATCGTAATCTGTGCCACACTGTTTGGTTAAGTCGTGCTTCGTAACGTCAAAACAATAATCTTCCGAATGATTGTTTGCTCTGCGAGTCTTGGTCACTTTAAATGAGTTGTCAAGAGAAAGCTCTTTAACGACTGCGTTGCCAAGCATGCCCGTTGATCCTAGTATTAATACTCTCATAATTTATCTATATTCCAAATCCCATATATCCCAGTTGTCATAGGGGAATCTTATGTCGTCACCCAAGCTTTCTTCTAGTGTGCTTGTGGAGAAAAATTGTATAATTGTACCCTCAGCTAAATTCATGAACCCGTTTGCGTATCCCGGCGGTATCCATAGCACCTTAGGGGCTTGGCTGGAAAGTACGCATTTAAATACCTCGCCCTCCGCGCTAATTAATCCGTCATGCGCGACACCTTCTATGTGTTCTCTAACTTCCATTTCGACCGCGCCTACAAGGGCAGCGCCTTGCGCCACGTAAACATACTTGCCTTCTTTTTTGTGCCCGTGCCAAGCCCGAATGAACCCCTGTCGGTGGTTATCTACTTGGTAAAACCTTTTAACCCCGGAAAAGTTAAAGTCATTTACGAAACGTACGCTGCCCCGATCATCTACCGCAACGCCACCGGATATTAAATTCGTGCTCATTATATTAAGTTACCACAATTCGAACTTTTCGCCAGAATGTCTCCTCTGTTCCTCTTTAAGAAACCCTTCGTTAGAATAAACTGGGTCTTGAGGGTCAGATATCCTATCTTCTTGGAATATCTTTGCTATTTCTTCAATGCCTTCCTTGAGGCTGTACTTGGGCGCCCAGCCAGTAGATAATATTTTTTCGTTTTTGACTTTATAGTTTCTTTGATCTTCGAACTCCATCGCCGTGTAGCTTACTTCGGCGCGGGGGATTGATTCTTTAATTTTTTCTGCGATTTCTCTAATTCTATAATTGTTTTCTGAGAGATTGTAGAGCCCTGTTATATTGTTTTCTAGACAAAAAGCAACTGCTTCGCCGACGTCTTTCACGTGAAGCAAGGGCCTCCACTGATCTCCCCCAAAGACAGAGAGCGATTGCCCTGTTGCGGCTCTGTAGGCCAACACGTTAGCTACTAAGTCTAGCCTTATTCTGGAGTGTTCGTCGCCCAACCCATATAATGTTCCAAGTCTAAAAATCAAATAGTCTCTAGCATTTTCGGTCACGTATTTTTCTGCGCCGAGCTTGGTTTCCGCGTAAATTGATAAGGGGTTAGGGATATCCTCCTCGTCGATAAGATTGTCGTTCTTGCCGTACACGGAGCAAGTCGAAGTGAATATTATTTTCCCTTGATAATTATCTACTAACCATTTGACGGCGTCTTCGTTATCTCTTTTGGATTTCTTAGCGTCTATAGCGCATGCTCCATCGCCCACGATAGCAGCTAACCAGATAACTGTATCGTATTCTGGTAAAATTTTTGAAAGTTCATCTTTATTCCAAGTATAACCTTTAATAAAATTAACAGGCTTAAGGAACCGGTCTTCGTACATTAGGCTATCAAATACTGTAACATCATGCCCCTTTTTCAGGAGTAGGTCCGTCATGTATCCACCTATGTAACCTGCTCCGCCTACTATAAGAATTTTTTTACTCATAATAAATTATATTAAATTGATTTACTTTTACCCATATTTTTTAACCTCCGAGTTAAAGCCTGCGTTTTTATCCCCCTTCTGGTATTTCGCGATCATGGCTACCAGTTTTTCATCTATGCATTTTTTAAGTCTAGCTCTTTCTTTTACCAGTCTGACATCTTCTACAGACGCCCAAGATTTGAAGTCTTGCTGCTCTCTATTGTATCCCTCTTCTGGTATCAGCATCACCTCGTCTTTTAGGGTGTACAATTTAAAGTTAACAATAGAAAGTCTATCAACTAGCTCACCAAAGGATAGTAAGTCTTCGAAGGGGTTCCCTAGCTCGTAACTTCCGTCGAAATTTTCGACAGAAGACTTTATTATTTCTTCTATATTTTCTGATGCGTTTTTCATGATAAATATTTCTGGGGATAGTCTGTGCAAACAGCATAGCATTCCCCAAGGTTCCCGTCAACCCCCTGCTCCGGTTTAACGCAGATCGCCCCTTTGAATAAGGGTTTCCCGGGGAAAACCCAAACATGCCCATTAGATGTTATAGTATAGTCGTCTTCCTCGTGCCAAAAGCAATGGATTTTATCGTCTCGAATCATCCTTTCTAGGGCTTCTTTATTTTTTGCATGACACCATAATCGCTCCCCTCTCAGAAAGAGCGCCTTCACAAAATGTGTCGGGGAATCATGACCCAGTATGTAGTTTCCATTTATTGACCAAACGTCTACCTCTACATCGAAACCAAGATTTAAGGCCCGTCTGATGTGAGAAGGATCATTTTCTAATAAAGGGTTTGGCCCGTCAATGTTTCCCCTATGGCATATTACCCGCATGACTGTAATGTTATACCATCACTAAAATCATAAGCATGCACCCCCAAGCGTCGGATGCACGTATGAAATTTTTGGGATAGATTTTCTATGATATTATCACCCAAGCATTGCTCGCTAGTAAATGGGTTTGTTATTTTTATGTCTAATAATAAATTGGTGTTATAAAAAAAGTCTCCGCGAAATACAAAAAATTGAGGCATTATGTCGGTTGTGTCGGGCCCTTGCAGCCTGCCCCCTTCTATCCCATTTGCTGGGTCCGCGTTGCTAGAATGAAAGTCGTGGCCCACAGCCTGCAAGACAAGACCAGACTCTCTTAGCGTGGCTACGTGAGGTTTAATTTGATTAATATCAAAAAAGAGTGTGTCGCCTGTCGCCCCTATGACTGCGTCGAGATTGTTAGTAGTCTCTCTCAGCTTCCGAAATCCGACTGAGTAATTTCTACATATGGCAGCGGACGGTAGCGTATATTTATCGTGGTCGGGGGCAATGTTTGGTAATAAAATATAAGAATCTGTATTGTCTTTTATGTAAGTGAGCGCGTCCGTATCTTTATTGTCGTCTGAGTGAGCCACTACGATAACGCATGAGGAACACAGATTCCGTATAGACTCTATCGACTGACGCACGGTGTCGTGCTCGTTATACATCGTTATAACGATGCCGAGTTTAATTTCTTCAGTCGTCATGATGGCTAAAAAATCTTTGCAAGTCTTCAGGGGTACCAAGGCCCCACATTTTATCTATGTGAAAGGTCTTTATTTTTTTATTGTCTTCGATAGCTTCGTTGAAAACTGGACAAACATAAAACTCATTATTTACTCTGATGTTTTTTTCTATCATTTGCTCGGCATATTTTACGTAGTCTGAGCCCTTGCTCCAAAAATAAATCCCAACAGTTGCTACGTTGCTTATAGGCTTTTTCTCTGCGACCTCCGTAACGAACCCGTCCCCCGCTAGTTTGGCGTAACTCCATTTGGGATGGGTTGATTCAAAGGACAAAATCCCCCCGTCAATTTCATCCGCCATCATTGAGTACATGAATTCGTTACTATCCCACTCTACGAACTGGTCCGAGTTAGCCATCAGGAGCGGCTCTTCGTTATTAATGTATTCTCTAGCCAGCAGGGTCGTGCACGCCGCGCCCTCGGTCATTCCGTCTACCTGTACTATTTTACAGCCCGGGGAGATTTGGTTTAAGGTTTCTTCGAGATTAAATTTTTCGTAGTGCGATTTTTGAACGATAAATATATGCTCTGCGTCTACGTTTATGTTTTCAACGACGACTTGGATCATCGGTTTTCCGTTAACATCTATTAGGGGTTTGGGAAATGTATAGCCGGCCTGTTCAAACCTGCTGCCCGCACCCGCCATTGGTATTAGTACTTTCATTTTTCCGCCTTGCCACTTGGGTTTAATTTTGCTTTTTTGTTCTGCCTTGCCTATGGTGTCTTTTACTTTTTCGTAAGTAAGATCTAAGGAATTTATCACAGGGCATAGATGTGCGCCAGAATTTAATGCGGCTTTTCTGCCTATGTGGGAATCCTCTACAATGACAGTTTGGACTGGATCGCACCCCGCTTTAAGCATACATCTTAGGTAAACCTCGGTGTTTGGTTTTATATTGTTTACGTCTGTTTGCGAATATAAATAATCTATGAATTCAAAAAACCCACGCCTAATCAGTTGGAGCTTCGCTGTTTCCCTAATAGAATTCGTGGCGCACGCTATCGTATAGCCCTCTGCCTTTAGCCTTTTAAGAATATTCTGTAATCTTCCGTCAATTGAGAACCTATCGATAACCTTAGAGGTCATTTCTTGTTTGAGTTTCCAGATTAAGTGGTGGTCTTTTTCTGGGAGGCCCTTCTTTTCTGTTAGCATTTTGAGTTTTTTAGACGTAGCTAGACCATCGTAAGTAGAAAGGTGTTCGTCCCTGTTGATCACGTACTCTTCCCCGACCTCCGCTAGCGCATCATTAAGAGCTTCGTAGTGAAGCTCTCTTGCGTCCACGAGGACTCCGTCTAGATCAAATATAATTAATTTAATCATTCTTCATATACTCTATCACCTCGCTAACTGACTCTTCCAAAGAAACTTCCGCCTCAAAACCTAGTAATTCTTTAGCCTTTGTTACGTCAGGGATTCTCCTTTGTACGTCGTAGGAGAATGGCTCATCACTTTCATATCGGAATGGGCGAGGCCCATTAATTTTTTCCCAAACAATTTTAGCTAGCTCAAGGACTGTTGTCCCTTCTGCCGTTGAGATGTTAAAATCTTGATTAATAGCCCTGTCGCTTTCCATAACTGTTTTAATTCCTCTCGCTATGTCTTTGCCATTCGTATAACACCTCACTTGGTTTCCTTCTCCTAGTATGTGGAGTGGGTCTTGCCCCATTAATACTTTATTTATTAAATCCGGTAAGACGTGCGACATCATTAACTTAATGTTGCCGCTTGTTACTTCGTGTTCTCCGAGAGCCTTCTCCTCGCCCACGCCAACGCAGTTGAACGGCCTAACTATAGAGTAGGGTAGCCTATATTGTTCCCAAGCGCCTTTAGCAAAAAATTCCGAAGCTAGTTTCTGGAAGCCATATGTTGAGGATGGGGGAGGGGATTTGTATATGTCTGATTCTGGGGTTGGGTAAGTGTCTGTATTCTCGAAAACCATACTACTAGACAAAACAATAATTCTTTTAAGGTCGTACTCCTGCCTCAGCCTGATGGCTAAATCAAAGGTATTCGCTAGAATTCTCTCGTTCGTTGCTAGTAGATCGTAGGCATATTTGTGAAAATAACTAATACCACCAATCATAGCGGCCCCTGCCACTATAAAGTCTACGTCCTTTATGTCTGGGTGCGGTTGCCTGTTTTTGGGGTCCCACCGAAGTATATCATTCTCTGTCTTTATTAGGGTAAAGTTCGGGGAAGCGTCGTGAGGCCGAACGAGAGCCCCATACTTAGAGTAGTTATCTACCCCAACAACCTCATATCCCGAGCTTAGTAGCTCGCTGCATAAATAGCTGCCAATAAATCCTTGTGATCCTGTTACTAATACTTTCATGAACTTTATTTATAAAATATAAAATTTTCTTCATTCTGAAGATTAACGTTCTCCTGCTCTACGGAAAAACCGTGATCCAATAAAAAGTGTAGGGTTTCTTCTTTATTGTGGTTGTCTTTATATAGTGCAACCTCGGGGGTTTCTGGCACCTCGATCTTGCCGTTTTTGACTATAGAAATATAGTCGCCCAAGCTTTTAAGAACATCTAAATCTTTACCCTGAGCGTCTATCTCTAGCATTTGAATTTCATCAACGCCCCTCTCCTTGATGAAGGTGTCTAGTCTAGTGCACTCCACCTCTATCGCGTCAGAATCTATCTGTTTAAGATCGGGTCGGTTCGGCCAAGTTTGGGATAGATGGTCTTCCATTTTTAGCAAAGAGCCCGCCCCGTTCATCCACCCTCTCCCCGCGACCCCTTCCATATCAAGGTAGTCTGTGGTTGCAGGGTAAAATGTTTTCGGGTTATCGTCTATGTCTACAGCTTTTTGTATAACTTCGTAGGGGGTTGTGGTTGGAACTGACGCACACCTATTGCGTACATGTTTTGCGAGATGGGGCACCGGCTCGAAACCAAAAACATAGTCCGCGCTAGGGTCTGTGACGTAAAGGCTGAAATCATCACCAATACTGAGGCCAACTTCGATTATGCATTTCATATTATTCTCTCATTCCTTCGAACACGGTTGTTTTAAACTTTTTGTTTTCCTCTTCTATGGCTTTAAATAAATCCATGTTTAATCCTAACTCTTTAACTAGAGCCGCCATGGCTGCGGTATCTTTGGGAAGGCAGACCCCACCGTACCCCCTGAAATTATTATTAACATCTAAATACATATCCGTTGTAGTCTTCCTGAGAATGAAAGCGTCTTTCATTTTGGTGTAATCCGCCCCCAGAGCCTCGCAAACTTCATAAAATTCATTAGCAAAAATAATCCTAAGAGCATTGAAAACGTTAGAGTAATATTTTAATATCTCTGCCTCTACGGGTTTTAGCATCACAATATTTTGTGGGTAATTTCCGTGAGATTCTTTTATTAAATCAAAATTGTCTTGACTGTGTGTGCCTATAGCTAATAAGTCATGATTCTCTACAAAGTCGCTAGAGGCAGACCTCTCCCTTAAAAACTCAGGGACGAAGCAGAGGTTTAGCCCCGTGTCTCCCGCGAACCTGTCTGTCGATCCCGGCTTTACTGTAGATTTTATTGCTACGATGCCTTTGTATTTTTTATCTTTAAGCTCGCCCACGACTCCTTCAACTATAGACACATCACAAGACCCGTCTTCTTTCTGTGGGGTGGGGACACAAATATAACAAATAGACGAAGGCAGCACGTCATCAATGGATGTTTCTAGTCTTAAGTCATGAGGCAATACCTCGTGCCCTAATTTTTTGAAACCATATTCACAGGCAGAGCCAACTACCCCTAACCCTATAATACCTATCTTCATGCTTGTGAGCTTTCTCCCTGCACGAAGTGGTAAGTTATACAATCTCGTGCTATAAAATTTTTAAACCCGACCGATTGAAATCTGTCATGAATTATTACATCGCCGGTCACCCCTCTTTCTATCGGGGGCATGGGACCATAAGATTCAAAATGCTTTTTAGACATCAACCAAGAGCAACCGTCGGTCCTATCTATAACCCCTAGGGAGGAGCGAAACTCTGTAGGGTGACCCCAGTAATTCAAGGAAGCCTTGATGTCTAGTAATTTTTCATTTACATCTTTATTTATTTGGTCACAAAAACGCTCGAATTTTTCATAACTAAAGGTCTCAAAATCGTTTCCGAATTCTTCCGTAAAATGCCTGCTATTTGACACCCCGAGTTGTGTAAGTTTGTGGGCGTTTTCTATTGTATTAGCTTGCAGGATTGTTTTCTCGTCAATCTTGCCGGCTTGTTCATATAAATGTAAAAAGCTATCTCTGGAGAAAACTTGATCTGATCCCCCCCTGAATACCCAGCCGTCTTTGGCTTCGCTATAACCCAAGTTCCAACAAGCGTATAAATTATGAAGGAAAGAATCCGTAGGCTCTTCATAGATATGGGTTCTTAAGTTCTGAGAGTCGCAGTAATCTAGGATTTCAGAAGTTGTCTGTTCTGGAATTTTTTTATTTTTATATACAATAACTAAAAATTCTTTCTCGCACGGGAGTCGATCAAAAGCTGCGTACTCTTTTATATTTTCGACATGCCCCTTGAGAAGGGATAAGTCTTTGCCAATTATTGTATAATATGTAAACATTATTTAATAGCTTTCAGTAGGTATCGTACGTCTGGTCCGTTAGGCGGATTGTCTATTGGGGCAGCTTGAACAACGGAGAAGTTTATATCGTGCCATCCATAAATTTTTCCGTTCTCTCCTAGAGGCTTATCCCTGTCGAAGTAGTCGAAGGTTCTGGTGGTGAGTGGCATTTTATGGGTTGGGTCTGTCCAGAAATTGTCTGACCCAGCATAGGGCGAAGTAATTTCTATCTTCGAGCCGTTAGAACAAACCCTATAAAGCTCTCTAACAAAATCTATAAATTTATTTTTATCTATATGTTCGAGCACGTGATTCATTAATACATACTCTGCGCTATTATTCTCGAATGGCCAAGGAAGCACCTCTAGGTTATGTTCTACGTCCACGCGGCAATCACCCATGTCTACGTTTACCCAACCCTCTTTATAATTATTTCCACATCCTAGATGTAAATTCATTTTGAACCTTTCACAATTTCTATTATTTTATTTCCATAGGTTTTATAGTTTATCCAAGCAACCCTTTGCCTTCTATTATAAATCGGTTCATAAATTTTTTCAAGAGTTTCACTTAATTGCTGCCCGTTCCCCGCTTCGTATAAATAGTCTGCTTCGAAGTCTGAGTTGATCCATCCGACATCTGCGCTTATGATCGGTGTCCCTGTGGCGTAAGCCTCGATTAAAGACATGGGTCCGCCCTCCCATAAAGATGGTATCAAAAGGTAGTCTACCTTGCCATATAAACTTGGGTATGTCGAGTAATCTTCATTCTCGTGGCACTTTGTTTCTATCGAATTGCTGTTAAAAATGTCTGAAACCTCTTCCCAATCGCTCCCCACGAATAGGAATTTAAAATTTTTCAGAATGTCATATTGGGCCATCGATTTCATAAAATCGAAACCCTTCCCTTCGTGGAACCCTCTCTGGAAGACTCCAATTAACGGCTTCTTGATGGGAAACTGTTCACCCACTTCGCCGGGATACAGTACGGACATTTTTTCAGCTGGGTAAAATTGCTGAAACGCTTTTTTATATCTTGTACACATATGTACGATGTGATCTAAAGATAGCCAATGGTTTTGCATGGAGTTGGTGGAGTCTTCATGCAGGTGGGTAAAGAATCCTATGTCAAAAATTGGGCTCTTACCTCTATAACAATTAAGCACGTCTATGTAGAAGTTTGCGTCTGCATCACTGATAGGTCTGGAAGAAATTTGGAATACGTCTGGGTTAGCGATTGCTATTCGTTCGGAAATTTTTTGCAATATCCATCCAGAGTTAACTGTTACTATATTAATTTTCATTTTTTACCCTAAGGATATGCCATTCAAAATTAAAAGGTTCACCAAACCACCACGGACCGGCTTCCTCGCTGACCTCTTTACTGCTTTCCTCTACCAAAGACTTCATCTTGGATGCAGAATAAAAATATAGCATTGATTTATTTATGCCCTCTATAGTTAGAGGGGAAAGTTGAGGCTCTTCGGGCACCAACGACGCAAATTGAAACGTAAGTATTCCATCAGTCTTGAGTTGAACCTCGTTTAGGATTCTGAAAACTTCTGCCTCGTGGTTGTGCTGCATGACTAAGTGGCAGACAGCAAGATCTACAGGTTCAATTGAAGATAGATTTTCGGAGAGGTATACTTCATCACAGTTTTCGCTTGCTAAATTTATTGCTACTTCTGAAACATCGCAACCGATGGTTCTATTCCCTAGCCCCTTGAAGTGTTCTAGAAGTCTACCACGACCGACCCCGATATCTAGTATGGTTTTGTTGGTGATTAGATGGCTGTCGAAGACTGTCCCGAAATTATGATAAGGATCTAGCTCTCCAAAGGAGCCAATTGTTACGTAAGAGTTCTGCTCTCGAACGGCCTCGTATAGTTCCTCGTCATTACTATAGGTTGCTCCGTTTAAGTTTTCGTGGTCTCTGTCCCACCTCTTCTTATTTATCTCCCCAAATGTTTGCATGCCGAGATTTTAAATTAAAAATTTTATTTTTTCTTTCGAGCTTGGGTCTCCAGCGTTAGTCAGTTCTAGCCAGTCTGGTAATAAATCTTCCATGATTTTCCCGTCCCCAATAGTATTGATCGTGGTCAGGGTTGATTCATCTATGAGCCTGAATAGTTCCCACCCAGTTTGCCCCCTATCCCTGTATCTTATATATTTATCTATGATTTGCTGGTCTGTCGCGAACCCTCTATGGATCAGGCTATACGGCGATCTTGCGACGTTGGCTAAGCTTAAGGGCTTGGGGAATTGGTCTTTGTGCAGTCCTTCTTCATCCTCAAAATGAAGGTTTCCTAAGTTTTTCCACATGGCTGAAACACCCCACTTATGGAGTCCATGGAAACCGTTATCTATTCTGTAATGAGTATCGCTTCTCCAAAGATTGTAGTGACCGAGGGAAATTATTTCAGCCCCTTGTTTTTCTGCGCCGTTTATTATTTTCACCCACCTTTCTTTATCTAACGCTTTTTTTTCTAGTATGGTGTCCCCGTCCATCCAGAATATCCAATCTGTATCGGGGTGATCTTCGAGGAGCTTCTCTAAAAGTCTTTTCTTACATCTAATTTCTGCACCAAAATCATTAATGGGAGACTCTATTACGTGAACGTTGTCAAATTTTTTGTAATATTCTTTGCTTCCGTCCGTGGAGTCTTGGTCGTAAATATAAATGTAGTCACATACGGACTGCATGCATTTAAACCAGTTCTCTAGGTTTCCCTTCTTTATCTCGTTCCTGAGTTGAGTAAATCCTACTATCTTCATAATATTTTTTTAATTGCGGTTACTATTCTTTCTGAGGTTTTCCCGTTTCCTAGCCAAGCTTTTCTCATAGAGGGTCGAGAGTTTACCCAAGCAAGGCTCTTGTCCCAGCTTGCGTTGTTTGGTTGAAACTTTGACGGTTTTGTGTTTACGTCTAACATAAAAGAGCAGCTATTCGCCACTGATTCAGGCCTTTCTGTATAGTCTCTAGGAACAATGACTGGGGTTTTAAGCAACGCCGGCTCTTCTTGTGCTGTCCCCGAGTCTGATATAATAAATAAGGAATTATATTGCTCTAATACAAAGTCTTTATAAGACATTAGGTCTACGGTTTCTATTTTTCCTAGGTCTATATCGCCCCCTTTGATGCTGTCAATTGTTCTTTTGAAGTTTAACATTTTTATTGGTAAGCTGTATTTCTTTGCGCATAAATTTGCATAAATAATAATATTTTTAAGTCTCTCTGGGTATTTAAAATTTTCTGGTCTATGGATATCTAAGAGGATAGAGCCTTCACTTTTATCTTTAGGTAGTTCGATGTCTTTGCATACCTCAACTATTGTATTGCCTACGATATATATGTTTTGCGCGGGAAGGTTTTCTTTTGTGAGCTTGTCTTTATAATTGGAGTGGTAAACGAAGTGGTAGTCCGAGCAGTGATCGCAAACTGTCCTGTTGATTTCCTCTAGCATTCTTTTATCACCTGACCTCATGCCTGCTTCGATGTGGCCAATAGTGTACCCTTCTTTTTTAAGATCTACGGCAACGGCAACTGAGTTGGAGTCCCCTAGAAATAAAATCATATCGGGCTTCATTTTTCTATCTCTTAATAACTCAATTAATCTCACAGAAAGCCTACTCGTCTGATGAAAATGTTCTCCAGATTTACTGCCTATGCTGAGGTTATAATCTGGCTTTCTTATTTTTAAATTTTTAAAAAAAACCCCAGACAAAAGGTCATCATAGTGTTGGCCGGTATGGATCAATATGTGATTAAAATTTTTATCTAAAGCTTTAAAAATTTTAGACATTCTAATGAAGTCCGGCCTAATGCCTGTCACTGTCACTATGGTTTTATTCATTTACTCTCCACCCCGTCTCTTTTAGCGTTGTATTTAGGTAAAGCTCTTCGCAGCTGTGCCCCCTGAAGTAATTTGTGGAGTGGTGTTTTTGGTGAAAAGTCCATGGAACTGGGTTTGGATTGAGTGGATTGGGGCTTACCCGCTCTATGTCCATATTTTTTCGTCTTATTCTGGCTATGAATTCATTGTCGTCAAACGCAACGCAAGGAGCATACCTTTCGTCAAAGTAATTCAAGTCTTCTAGGTCCTCCCTTGTGATTGCCGAGGTAAAGTGAAGATCGCACGGCCTATGGTGGGCGTGATTGTACCAAGAGTTTTCATCACCAAAACTGTCACAGGTCCTTTGGGGTAGGCTACTAAGAAATCTTCGATTAAATTCCAAGAATTCTTCTTTACTTTTCTGAGAGAAGTCTGGGAGGTTGTGTGTTTCGATCGTGCCTAGGGAGTAGCAGGCGAAGGATAAATATTTATTTGCTTTTAAGTGGTCTTTTACGTACGCTAGAACATCTGCGCCATGATAACATTCAGAGTTCTGTATGATTATCGCGTCACCCTCGCATGCCCTAAGGGCCTTGTTGAAGGGCATGCATGCGTTGGCGTATGTTTTTTCTTGGGGTTTTATTTCGATCAGTCTTATTTTGAAATCAAACTGATCCAAGAAGTCTATTTTCATAGCCTCCTCCGAGGCGTCGTCAACAATAACTATTTCGTGCAGGCTCTCTTTAAAAAAGGAGATGCTTTTTAGAGTTCTAAGAAGCTGCTCCTTCCTGTTGTAGTAAGTCATGGCTATGGAGATTTTCATTTATCTTTTTCGTTCTCTCCTAAAAAATTTTGAGCTTGATCCCCTTGCCCCTCTCGTCTGGAGTGCACCCCGACGAAGCCTATGTGGTCTACGTAACTATCTTTAGAGCAGAGTATCTTGTATCCCATTTTATTACAAAGCGTCACACACTGCCAGTCCCAGCAAAAATGACTATGGCAATCGAGTATGACGTTTGGGTCTACCTTTTCAAAGATATCTCTATTTACAGCCAGCGCAAGACCTCCTACGGACTTCTTTTCGCAAAGTTCTGCGTCTTCACATACCCCGCATTCTGGGTGGTTTTTGGTGTTAAAAACGCTTAAGAGCCCGATGTCGTTATGGTCTACCAATTTCCTTTTAATAAAGGAGAGCCACTCTGGATGGTATATGGCATCTGGGTCAGTAATGGTGAGGAACTGGTCATTGGTTCGCTCGAAGGTCTTTCTGATAGACTGATATACATTGTGGTCGCACCCCAGATTTCTTTCGTTAAAATGTATTTTGAATTTAGTATCCTCATGCCCTAAGAGAAAATCTTTAACGCCCTTTTCAGAACTAGCGTCATCATACACCCACAGGTAGTCTTCTTCTTTTATGTCTGTCGACAACAGCGAGCTAAGAGACCTCTTTAGGTAGTCTAGCCTGTTGTATGTGGGGAGTACTATGTTCATCACATTATATAATCCGAAAACAATCTTGTCTCCTCCCTGTACTCGACCCCCTCTAGATTATAAAGGCCGCACCAATCTTTCACCTCGATTTTGTCTTTGTGGAAGTCTGAGAATGAATTGTAAACTGATCTATTATACCCCCAATGGACACCGTTCTCAGCCCCTATGTTTTTAACCCTGCTAACGACGGAGAGTACTTCGTCTCTCCCCTTCCGCGTGTGTTTATTCATTAGCCCGTCCCAGCCGCCGTACTTATAATTGGTAGTATATTGCTTGAAATCAACCGTCTCTGGCTCTTCCCATGTGTGCTTTATCCCGCCCTCCTCTTCCCAGCGGTCTATCCATGTACCCCACCCTTGATTGGAGAACCACTGGTTTCTTTTATACATAGACCTGTCCTCTTCCCTATAGATTTTATCAACATTGTTATAGTGCCCCGCCGAGACCGTGTATACTGTACTGTCATCTTTAAATTTTTCTTTACAGAATTCGTGAAATTCTAAAAAGTCTTTAGATAGCACCGTATCATCTTCTAAGAGAATTACGTAATCAGAAAGCTCGAAGGCCCTAGTTAAAGCTCTATGAGTATTGAGGGTGTGCCCGACCCGCTTTTCATTCACGTTAACTTCTACGTCGCAAAAATCTACAGACTCCAAGACGTTAATAACTTCTTGCTGGGGGCCGTCGCAAAACGGTACGAATTTATATTCGGAAGAGTTGGTGCAGTTGGATAAAGAATCCACTACTTTCTGAGTATATTCAGGCCTTCTGCAGGCCGTCATCGCAATAACCTTATTCATAGACAAAAAAACCCCTAAATTCTCTATAATATAGAGCCTCTAAGGGCTTTTGTCTAGTTATTTATTTTTATCAGATAATACGGCGTCCAATTTCTCTTCGAGTCTGTCAAACCTATGGCCGAAAGTTTTCATAGCGTTCGAAAAATCGTCTTTAGATACGTATTTTTCAGGAATTGAGAGCGCAAGGTCCGTTATATTTTCATGTAACTCTCTGTAGTCATGCCTAGTTTTCTCTAGGAGCGTGTTGTGCTGGTCTCTCATTTCTTTCATGTACCCAAAGACCATTTTGAAAACCCATCCCCCGAGAAGAAGGGCGCTTGCCAGCGCGATGTCTAGGATGATTTTATAGTCCATGTTACTTATAATTACACAAAAAAATAAGCCCCCCTCAAGAAGAGGGGGACTTTGGTTAAAAAAGTTGACTAGGAAAGTATTATTTATGTAATAATTTCTTAACACCCACGTACACCATGGGCAAGCCAACAGTCAAGGACAAACTCAAGCAACCCATTAGAGCGCCGCCGCCTAGAACTACAAGACCTAGGCCTTCCCAGCACCCAATGTGAGTTACGTGTGATTTTACTCCCTTATAAAGCGACATAAACCTATTCCATAAGTTCGTATGCCACTTTTTCACTGTTTTTCTACGTTTTCTTCTCATAACAATTTAACCCCGTACAGCGAGGTCACTTATAATTACACGGGAAGTGTAAATATAATATGCACTATTATGCATGCCCATATTGTTTTCCTGACGCAAAGAACAGGTTAAAGTGTATGCCTAGGACTATACACGAGGAGTCTGGCTGCAATATATGGCGTTGTGTAAATTCGAGTTGCGACTCTAGGTTCGTGGGTACGGACGAGTTCCTCGAAGAAGTAAAGAAGAAAATAAAAGATGGATAACTTAATAATAATATTAACATTGATAATTGCGCCTATTGTATTTTGGAAAATATGGCGACACGATAGATGGAGATAGTTCGGTATAAAAAAACCCCCGAATAAATCGGGGGGTGTTCACACCTTATGAGGGGTCTTCTATTCTTCCGTATCGCCGCCGGTATTTAACGTCGGCCAAGGAACATACAAGGAGATGAGTGGCACAGTAACTCCAACACCCCCCTTCAATGTAAGGTCAAAGACCTTTTCCTTGTTAACGTCTGTCCCGATGCCGATGCTGGGTAGATTTTGACCGACCGTCAATGAGCCAATAGTCACAGAATTCTCCGCGCCTACTGTCGCGTTGAAGTTCTTTGGACCGATGACCACAGAGGGTACGGGTACGTCTACCGCCACGAATGGCACGTTTGCCGTTAGGCTTTTTCCTAGCCCAGCGTTGGCCAGTCCATGCTCGAAAGAGCCTGTGCCTACGGTGAGTTCGGGCATTTTTGCCTGAGCGGTTACAACAGGAGCAAGGTCTACGGTCATAGCGTCCGCGCCTGTCTCTCCCACTCTGACCGCATTATACGGGTATTCCTTGGTTGCGTTACAACCAACTATCATTAGTGCAAATGCACCTAGCATTATGTTTTTCATTTTCATTTGTCTAAAAATCATCTTCAAGGGAGCCTGAATTTTGGTAGTCCTTGACTTTTCTTTCGAAAAAGTTTGTCATCGCCGCCGTGTCAACCACCTCACTAAGCCAAGGGAAAGGGTTTTTATCCGAATCAAATCGATACTCAATATCAATAGCCTCCAGACGCCTGTTGCCGATGTATTGCATATAATCAATAAACATATCAGCGTTAAGGCCCAAAATTCCTCTAGGGAGAACGTCTTTAGCATAATCTACCTCTAATTCAACGGCTTTAATAATATGATCTACTGTTTCTTTTTCGAATTTTTTAGTCCATATGGACGGGTTCTGTTCTTTGATTGTATTAATTAAATAAGTACCAAACTGTATGTGAAGGCTTTCGTCTCTAAGGGTATATCTAATTTGGTCTGATAACCCCGGCAGTTTGTTCTGCCTCCCCAGTGCAAGCAGCATGGCGAAACCACTGAAGAAGAATGTGCCTTCACAAACTATATAGTAACTAACAAGGTTCCGCAAGAATTCTTTTTTGCCTTCCACTGTTTTCGTGGAGAAATCTGGGCGATTAACGTTCGTAGTAATCTCCATTAAAAAGTCATCCTTGGCCTTGATGCTCGGCACGTTTAGGTACGCCTCGTATACCTCTGACACTTTTAAGCCGTAAGAATCGCAGCAAGTCACGACGGTCCAGTTGTGGAGACTCTCTTCGTAAGCCTGCCTCAGGATGTACTGCCTGCATTCAGCATCAGTGACCCACCTCGCAACAGTGAGTAAGAGGTTGTTGCCAACCAAAGATTCGCTACCAGCGAAGAAGCCAAGGCATCTTTTCACGAGTAGTTTTTCATCCTTGGTTAGGGTATCCCCTTTCCATTGATCTATGTCATCTGACATATTAATTTCTGAGGGTGACCAGTTATTCGCTACACCCTTCTGGAATAAATCCCATACCTGTTTATGTTTGTGGGGTAAAATTTGATTCACCCCAGCTATTTCATCACCCAGTATTAATCCATCCTTCATTATTGACAACTTTCGCATGTTGGGTCTAAGATTGAGCAAGCCTCAGGAGTAATAACATCACCATCAGCACCACCTGAAGCAGTATCGCCATCTCCACTTTCGCCCGTAGATTTTTCAATTTGACTAGCCGATCTGTTTCGGAGATAGTATGTGCTTTTGAGTCCTCTGTTTCTCGCATGTATATATAAATCGTTTAAGTATTTAAGGGATGTTTTATTATTAAATAGGTTAAGTGATTGGCCCATGTCAATCCATTTCTGCTTTGCTGCGGCTGCATCAATAAGCATAAACTGATCGTGGTCGAAGGCCGTCATGTATCTATCCTTGATGTCTTGGGGCAGTTCTCCGTTAAGCCTCATAACGTCTCCATCTACAGCCTTCAGCATCTCGATTAAGTTTGCGTCCCAAGCGCCTATTTCTTTGCACTCCCGGACAAACCATTCATTTACAATCATAAGATTCCCCGATTTATTTTCGTAGACAAATAGGGTTGAGAAATCTGGCTCGATAGATGTCGAACAGCCCTGAATGTAGGATATGGTGGCCGTTGGCGCAATAGCCATCGTATTGCTATTTCTCATCCCGTGCGCTTTGATGTGGTCTCTTATGTTTTTCCAGTCCACTTCTGGGGCAAAATTCTTTTTCCTATGGGTGATTGGCTTTTGGCCTAAGTAATCTATTAAGCTTTTGTAGGTGTCCATCGGTAGGGTGCCTTGGCTCCATAGCGAGCCATCGAATGATTCGTAAGGGCCCTTTTCTTTAGCCAGCCTCGAGGAGTTCAAAATACAATGGTACGAAATAAATTCATACAATTCATCCGAGAATCTCACCGAGTCTTCTGAAGAAAAATTTATTTTATGTGCATGAAATACGTCTGCCCAACCCATTGTCCCTGCGCCAACCGGTCTATGTCTAAGGTTTGCCTTCTTTGCTTCTGCTGTCGGGTAGAAATTCAAATCGATTACATTATCGAGCATCCTCATTTGTGTCGCTATGGTTTTCTCTAAGAGCTTATAGTCTATCTTACCGTTCGTTTTTAGATGCTCCTTTAAGTTTACCGAGCTTAGATTACAAACTGCCGTCTCCCCTACCTCGCTTTTTTCTCCACCAGAAAATAACGAAGGCTTGGTGTGCAGAAAAATCTCCGTGCACAAATTAGAGCTATGAATCGTGCCCTCGTGATTATTAGAATACCTAAGGTTTGCATTGTCTTTAAATGTCATCCATGGGTGGCCTGTTTCGAATAACATCCTCAGCATCTTTTTCCAGAGGTCTTTGGCCTTCACGGTTTTGAAGTTATCTATTTCTCCCGCGTCTGCTTTCTTACAGTATTTTTTATACGCCTTGTCGAACTCTTCCCCGAAAAGTTCATGCAAATCTCTAGCGTCCGAAGGAGAAAAGAGATACCAATCTAAATCCTTCTCGACATAATTTAAAAATATATTGGGCAACCAATTTGCTGTATTCAAGTCGTGGCAACGCCTGCGCTCGTCACCTGTGTTTTTCTTGAGCTCGATGAAATCTTCAATATCTAAGTGCCAAGGTTCGATGTAGGCGCAGCCTGCGCCGGGGCGTTTGCCGCCCTGATTAACGGCTACGAGGAGGTCGTTATAGATTTTAAGCCAAGGGACAAGACCGCTAGAGGAGCCATTCGTTCCCTTAATGTGGGAGCCGGCGGCTCTAAAATTAGTGACATCGAAACCTAAACCGCCAGCATATTTAGATTTTCTAGCTTCTTGCCACGCGCCCTCGAATATGCCATCAATGCTGTCATCGAAAGTGTTGAGATAACAAGAACTAAGCTGACTACGAACAGACCCACTATTAAAAAGAGTGGGCGTAGAGCAGCACATGCGAAATGACGAAAGTGCTTCATAAAATTCAATAGCTTTCTTCTCTTTATTTTTTTCATTCAACGCAAGGCCCATAGCCACTCTCATCCAAAATGATTGCGGAGACTCTAGCCTTCTGCCGTTTATGTGAAGAAAGTATCTATCGTTTAAAATCTGCAGTCCGAGATATTTGAATTTAAAATCTCTTTCTAGGTCTAGTTTTTGGGAAAGTTTTTTGAGATCAAACTCTAGGAGCTTTTCATTCAACATTCCCTCTTTGATTAGAAGTTTAATGTTCTGGACAAAGGATAGCCTGTATTGGTGATCGAAGGCGTCTTTATCTACGCTGCAACCAAAGACCTCTTTATGTATATTCCCTAAGAGGAGTCTAGCAGCAACCTTGCTGTAGTTGGGCTCCTTTTCGATCTTGCCTCGCGCAGACATGATTAGGGCCTGATCTATTTCTTTTGTGGAAATTTTATCGTAAAGCTGCACGTTTGCGTCGATCACGACCTCGCTAGGAGATACGCTTTCTAGGCCCTCACAGGCCCTCTGAGCGCAGATATTTACTTTGTTGATGTCTAGGGCCTGCAATCTTCCGTTTCTTTTTTTTACATTAATTTTTGTGGTTGAACTCATAGTGTTGTGGGTATTACATGTGTGTTATTTTTTTTGATAAAATTTTTCTCTTCTAGCTTAAAAAAAAGGAAAACAAAGCTAGGACGTGTAGCGAGAGGGGTCTTGTGGGTGCTTCTTGCCTTTTCTGGAGGTCTCATAGTCCTTGAACCATTTTTGCTTCACGGGGTCTTTCCCCATTAGTCTCTCCCTTTTCTCGCTTGCCTCTCTCGAGATGTCTTGTAGGTCCCCTTGCGTATAGTTTTTGTTTTTTGTTTTTTCAACAAAATCCATAGACGAAGTGGGGTTGAGGCTTCCATCTATGGCAAAGTTTGTCGGGGTGTAGACCCTTTTCCATTCCACGCCCTCCTTGTCGATATATACGTGAGCGTCCTTCATAGATTGCACTACCTCTATGACCTCGTTTGTTTCTGGGTGCTCGAAAATATAAAGGGGCATGATGTTATAGGGCTCCCATCGTCTCTACGATTTTATCTACCATCTTCCCCGCTGAGAACTTTTTCTGTAGGGCTAGCCCCGCTTCGTTCACCCTGCTCGCTCTTACTCTCTCTATGGCCTTTTCACAACCCTCTATGAAGGCGTCCTGCTCGAAGTCGAAAATATTTCCCTGATTGAATGGGCCATCAGACTTAAAGAAGAGTCCGTCTTCTGCCGGTATTTTTTCAGATGAGTCTACTAATACGGAATTTTCTTCCGTCGCCCATTCTTTATGGGCGTGAGCATTTAGTATGACGGAGTGCGCGCCCAGTGCTGTCGCATGAAACTCCGGTAAGGCCCAGCCTTCCCCCCCAGACATACCGATAACTACATCCCCAGAGTTTAAGTAGTCGTTATATAGTGAATTTTTCGGCATAAAGCCGAGGAATTGTATGTTAAAATACTTTTTGCCTTTGAGGGCCGCCGCGATAATTTTATTATTATCTTCGGGCTTGAAAAACGGATTGTAAACAGCGCAAGACAGAAAGAAGTCCTTGTTGTTCCCATACTTTTCAGACCAAGCTTCGAGGATTTTGGTGTGCCCTTTTCTTTTTTCGTACTTACCGACCAGAAGAAAACAAATCCTGTCGTCTTGATAATATTCTTTATCAAGCTTTTTGAAATTGTATTCATCGAACGCCAAAGGGAGAAGGTCTACATTGTCGCAGCCCGCGCTCCTAAACGTATCCACCGAATGACTGCTGGAAAACAATAACTTAGCTTGGTTTGCTCCTATGTTTTTTTCTTCTAACGTAGCTTGGTCTAGCTCGTGAAAGGAGAGCAGCGCTTGTTTCTCAGAGTATGATTCGAGCGAGCCGTTCAGATGCCAAAGCTTGAAGATGGGCACGTTTCTCTTATGTTCTTTTATCGCCTTCTTTGTGTTGTCAGAAATCCACTCAAAAAACGCTCCGTCTTCTGCCTGTGTTTCGAGGTTGATTTCCCCGATTGGGAGAATACAGGGGTTCAAGTTTCTTTTGTATAGCTCTTTTAATATTAAGAGAGAAACCTGACCGAAGCTAACCGAGTTCAGGGGTAAATTGAGGGCAAAATTCATATTAAGATATTAACACCTGCGTTCTTAAAAGTCAAAAAAATCGGGAGCAAGGGTCGAAACACAGACAAAAACCCTCGCCCCCGACGTGTTATTCTCTGCTAGAGAATGTCTTCTGCGTCGGTCGCGTTTTCTTGCGACTGGGCAGGCTCGGTTTGCGCGGTGGCCTCGTACTCTTTCGAGGTGTAAAGCCTGAAGTCTGGATGGTTGTCCGCCTTCTTGTTTTGGTTAGGAAAGCAAACAACGTTTACGTCTTTGCCCTCTACCTTTAGCTTGCCAGAAAGGTATTTCCGACCATTCGCGCTTTGTTTTTTCCAGAGCGCACCGAGTTCGCGCTCGTCCCATTCGTTATTTTGCTTTTCAGCCATGCCCTAACTATAGCAAGGCATTACGGGCTTGTCAACTTTTTTTTAAAGAAAATCTGAAAGGGCTGTGCTCTTAACTTTTTTGAATACTATGTCTACCCCTTTATTGTGGAGGTTTATGGCTGTTTGGGTGCTTACGTTGAGTTCTTTGGCTACTTTAACCCAAGGCATTTTTATTTTTGCACCTTGAAAATATCTAAGTTTAAATATTTTTTTGATTCTTTTATCCTGCAGTTGGTCTAGTAAATTAAATATATACTCTACTTCACTTTTAACCTCCTCTCTATCCCTTTCGGTTTTTTGATCGACATAAAAATCAAGATTTTGATCCCCTACGCACACGTGTTTGTTGCTGTTTATCAGGTTCAGGCAGTAATATCTGACTTGGTTTCCGAGCCACGTGGAGAATTTAGTTTTCTTGTCTGGATTAAAACTCATTGCAGACTTGTAGACTATGTAGTCCTTTTCTCCGTATATGTCCGCCAAACAAATGCCTGAAGACTGCATTGCTGAAGAATATTTTTTATATATATCGTAACACAGGGGAGAGTGCCTGTTTATTAGTTCTTTGAGGCTCTTGTCACACTTCCTTCTCTTGACTCTCTTGACTAGCGTTACGTCTTCTGTTATTTTTACGACTTTGCCCATGTTCTTATCAACTCCTTAAAGCTATCCAGAGTCATGGGGCATTGCTCTTTAAAGAGAAGTATGTTTTGGTGCTTACCTTCGGTTTCGAAAACCCTGAGTGGGGTACTTGCGTACTTAGATATTAATTTTCGTTTTTCCGGAGGTACGTTGTACGTCTCTATAAAGGGGTTTTCCTCATTTCCCTTTTCGCTTATGACGTACTCAATGGTTATTAAATTCTTGGGGTTAGCACTTATATCCTTAAAAACATAAATTAAATAATTAAAGCGAAGGTCTTCAACCGCTCCTTTAAAGGCGTCTGTCGAGTCTATTAGCTCCTGAGCCTCTATGTATTTTCGGTTTAGTTTTACGAAATCCACGCTTACGTGGGCATAAATTGGGATGACCTGAGGGATTTTGGCTGGACCGCTAAGGTCCGCCATAATGCCTTTAATGTTCTTCCAGTTGCTTTCTTCCAGCGACATGTTCGGTGTACCAATCTAAAAATTGTTGCACATTATGTCGCACGTAGGAATCTAAATCTTCCTGTGTTCCCGATCTATACTCCCACTCTACACGATAGTCTGCTTGGGATTTTATTTTCGGATCGTTGCGAGCCTCTTCAGGGTTCGCTGGCTCTCTAAAAACTCTTTCCTTGTCTATCGTTTTGTATTGAGAAATATGAATCAGTACGCCTTCTAACTCTTTCTTTAGCCAATACACTTCGTCTTTCTCGAAGTCGTCAAACCTAATATCTGTTATACAAATAATATCTGGTTTTGGCTTATATTCTAATTTAAGATCATTTAAAAAAACCCTAAGCCTCGAAGTAAATAAATCTATCCAGTATCTTCCGAGAGAGCTCCTCCTTCTCATTGTTCCATGAAAAACTAAAAAGGGCCTAAGTTGCTCTTTCTCTTTTCTCGTGCAGTCTGTGGCGTCTATTGCGTAGGCTGTTCTGGTAAAGGAGCTAACCTCTTCTTTCAGGCCGTCTGCGATTGCCATTCTTTGGGTGTTGATGTTTTTTTCTGCTAGCTTCTTTTGTAGTGTCGTAAAAAATAAATCTTTACCTGCGCCAGCAACCCCAGAAATTCCAATAAATAGGGGGGGGTTATATTCCGTCGAGCAGTCCTGTGTCGTTTGCATCTTCTTCCGTCTTGTCTTTTATTAGAGTAGCGCAAATTGTCACTAATGTCAAGACATTAACCTCTGAGATGTTTGCTGGATCACACATACTGGAATCATCCCCTATGTATTCGGAGAACCCATTAATCACGTGAGAGATTTGAAGGCATGCGTCCGGGCCAAGCTCAACGGTTTGGGGGAGCGAATTCAGGGGCCTCCTTAGGGTCCATACCTTTCTGCCGCCCACTTCCGCAGAAGAAGTAAATTGCATTTCGTTAAACTGCTCTAAGGCGTTTATAACGCACGCGCTTTCCCTATCTTTGTCTTGATCTTCTTGGAAAAGCTTGTTAAAGTCATATTCAAGGCAGAAGCTATCGTTTTCTGTGAACCACTCATAGAGTTTTGCGGAAGCAGTTAAAATTGTCATAACTATTTTAAAAAAAAACACTACTATTTCAAAGAAAATGAAAAGATTATCTTGGGAAGAATACGCCTTAGAGCTTGCCATTATTGCCTCGCGTAGGAGCGAAGACCCCTACGAGCAAGTGGGCTCGTGTGTGCTTCGCCACGACCATAGCGTGGCTGGATTAGGTTATAACGGTGCGCCTAAAGATGTAAATATAGATTGGTCCAATCGTGACCAGAGGCGGGCAAGGGTTATTCACGCTGAAGTTAACGCTCTTAGGTATGCCCGCCCGGGTGAATGTTATTTACTTGCCTGCAATCTGCTCCCATGCAACGACTGCTTGAAGCTGGCGGCAGCGTATGGGGTTGAGAAAATTATTTTTAAAAAATTTTATGATAGAGACGACTCCTCGTTATCCATCGCTAAGGAATTTGGTTTAGACCTTCATCATTATGGAGATTAAATTTAAAAAATTAGAAACTGCCGCAAAGCAGCCTCTTAGAGCTAAAGAGTCTGACGCTGGCTACGATCTTTTCTCGACGGAGTCTTGCGTAATTAAACCTATGGAAAGGAAGCTCGTTTCCGTGGGCATCTCTGTCGAGATACCTGAGGGTTATTATGGTAGGATCGCCCCCCGCAGCGGGTTGGCGGTAAGAAATGGGATAGATGTTCTTGCTGGCGTAGTTGATTCTGGTTATAGGGACTGCTTGAGAGTGGTGCTTGTTAATTTGAATCTACCAGAAGGGTTAATCCATCGTCCTGATTCATCTATGTCTGCCTATAGTTCCCTATTTGGTTCTCCTTTAGACTTTAGGGTTTCTTCGGGAGACAGGATCGCTCAGCTTATCATAGAAAGATGCTACGATGTAGATTGGAAACCTTCTGCCCGTTTATCTGACTCCGAAAGGGGCTCTGGTGGGTTCGGGAGCACTGGTAAATAATTTTTAATTTGACTATATCGAAAGATGTGGTTATAACTATGAAAACGGTAATCCGTTTAAGCTCGCTGAGAGCAATCAGTGGAGTTTGCCTTTAGTGAGACCTTATGGGTCAGAGTAGTCTGAAAGACTGAGCGGAAACTCACAGCTAAAGGAGTCCGTGCGAGAGTGAATGCCTCTCGAAAAAAAACTGATAGTTAAATGCTATCGCAAATGCCCCGGCGTGTTGTGGTTGGCTACTGTAAGGAGTTTTAAAGCACAGTTTCTCCACCTGTTCAAAGGTAGGTAGCTTCAGATTTTGTCTGATCGTATTCGTGGTCATTGAATGTCCCATCAAGTAAAACACTGGGCCGAAAAAGCAGAGACCATGTTAATTCATGAAGCCCCCTACTTGGGGGTTTTGTGTTTTAATTTCCGAAAAGCAGTATCCCATGTGAAAATTTACTAGAATTTTAAATTATACATGATAATATGTTATATGTTTGCAAGCTTCGAGGTTTTACTGTTCTGCGTTGCATTAATTGTTACAATCTTAATAATATGGTTTAAGAGTGACGCATTTATTGAATACCTAGAGCTTCTCGGTTGCAGGAAGCTTTTTTATGTTAACGAATTCAGGGCGCAGGACCCCCTCCTTTCTACTAACTATCCTAACTTCTTGCTCTGCCAAAAGAACTGTTTCTTGAGTAGGCTGCTCTCTTGTCCGACCTGTGTTTCTTTCTGGCTTTCTTTGGGGTGCTGTGTGGGGGTTGGGTTTATGAATCTACCGGTGGTTTATTTATTATCCTTAGTTGCTTTCAGGCTATTTGAATACATTGAAGGGTTAAGCGCATGAGTGAACCATTAAGGGAAAACACTTCAGTCATTACATTGAGTAACTGGGCTGAGTTTTATAAGCTATTTGTCAACATGTCCGGAGAAAGTAAGTTTTCCTACAACCCCCAGCTTACTAATTGGGCAAATATAGCAGCGACATTGGGGCAGGGTTGCGGGTGCACCAGAAAGGCAAGGGAGGATTCGCTTGAATCTGGGTACAAATCTATGGCAATATACCTATCCCCTGAGAATAAGCGGGAAATAAAGGATTTCTACCAAGCTGAAAAAATAATTTTAAAAAGCGATAATTTAGAATTTTTAAGCTTTTGATTGAGTCTCTATAAGAACTCATGAATTCTACATCTAAGACACCCCCGAGGAAGAAGGCCGCCAAAAAGAAGGTCGCTACTAGAAAAGCAAAGGCTACAAAAAAAACCGCCAAAGTCAAGGTTAATAGGAAGGCTAGCAAACCCCTTAAGGCTGAGGAGCCGAAGCCGAAAACCCTCGTCATAGAGAATAAGCCAGAATTTTTTGCTAAAAACGGATACCTTCCCGTCAAGGAGTTCGTTTCTCCTGAGCTATCGAATTTTTTATACAAGCAGTTGCTAATGAAAGTGGAGAGGAATGAATTTATTACGGACCAGCAAAGCCCAGACCAACCTGCTTGGGCAGGGGAAACATTTTTAGACGCAATACTGGTTGAGCACCAGAAGAAAGCGGAAGAGTTAGTCGGCTATGAGTTGTATCCGACTTATACTTACGCTAGAATGTATAATCCCGGAGCTATTCTGGATGCCCACAAAGATCGACCGTCCTGCGAAGTAAGCTTTACCTGTACCTTGGGGTTTGAGGGTGAGCCACAGTCTTTATTTTTCTGCGAAGATAAAAAGCCTGAGGAAGAGCTCCCAGCGGGAGAGCTAACAAACGAAGAGATCCAAAGAGACAGAATGAAAAACACCCCCACAAAGATGGTGCTCTCCAAACCCGGAGACGCCGCTCTTTACAAGGGGTGTGAGTTAATCCACTGGAGGGATGAAGTGAAGAACGTCAGGAACCTTGCTCAAATTTTCCTTCATTACGTCGCAAAGAACGGGCGCAATTCCACTCATAAGTATGATGGCCGCCCGCCCAGCTTCTTCCTGAGAGGCCCCTTAGACTAACATGAGATGCCCCAGCTGAGTCAAAAAGTTTTCGTGGCAGGCCACAAAGGCATGGTCGGCGCTGCTATATTAAAACTTTTAAAAAAATCAGGATACAAAGACATACTAACTGCCGACAGGTCAGAACTAGACTTAGTAGATCAACACGGGGTTAGGGATTTTATTTTCTACAAGAAGCCCGATGTGGTAATTGATTGCGCAGCCAAGGTTGGGGGTATCCACGCGAACAATGAGTATAGGGCGGATTTTATATATCAAAACTTACAAATACAAAATAATATAATTCATTCCTGCTACGAGTACGGTGTTAAGAAACTCATCTTCTTAGGAAGCAGCTGTATTTACCCTAAGTTTTGCAATCAACCCATAAAAGAAGAGTACCTCCTTGCTTCCCCGTTAGAGCAGACAAACGAGCCCTACGCCCTAGCCAAGATAGCTGGCGTCAAAATGTGTGAGAGCTACTACAAGCAATACGGTTGCAACTTTATATCGGTGATGCCGACAAATCAATACGGCCCCCACGATAACTATCACCCAGAAAATTCCCACGTGATGGCGTCGCTTCTCAAAAGATTCTTTGACGCAGTTAAGAGTGGTGATCCAGAAGTTAAGGTGTGGGGCACAGGTAAGGCCAAGAGAGAGTTTATGTACGTAGAAGACCTTGCCAGTGCGTGCCTCTTCATCTTAAATAATATTAATGCGAAAGATATTCACGACGAAGGCGTTTCCCAGTTAAACATAGGCACGGGGGAAGATATTTCCATTAAAGACTTAGCTTATAAAATAGCGAGCAAACTGAACTACAAAGGCCGAATATCCTTTGAATTAAATAAACCAGACGGCACGCTCAGAAAACTCCTAGACGTATCTAGGTTGAAAAGATTTGGGTGGAAGTACTCAACGAGCTTAAGCGACGGACTAGATCTTACCATAAATGACATAGAAAACAATTACAATTATTTGACAGAACGATAAAAAATTAATAAGATTATTATATGAAAAAACTACTAGTATTCACCCTTGCTCTTGCTTTTTCGGTTGCTGCGGCGGAAAAGAAAACATCCACGGCAGATCACTTGCAGAATGTTTCCGTCACCATTAGATCAGAAGGACCGTTTTCTAACGGAGAAGGATCTGGGGTAATTTTTACACGAAAAGATAAAGAAGGAAACTCAGTGAACTTGGTATGGACCGCGGGCCACGTAATCGACAACCTTCGCTCAACCAGAAACATAGTAGTAGCCGGTAAGTCAAAGACTCTAGTAGAATTCAAAGACCCAATGGTCGTTAAAGAGATCAGGCAAGCAGGTAGAACTGTCGGTAGGCTACAAATGGATGCGGAAGTTTTAAAATATAGTGACGCAAAAGACGGGCACGATCTCGCGTTACTTCGGGTTCGTAAATTTAATTTCGTCAAAGATACGGTGACTTTTTATCTAGACGAAAAGATTCCGCCCCTAGGGGAAGACCTTTTGCATGTCGGAAGCCTCCTAGGGCAGATGGGTGCCAACAGCATGACGGACGGGATCTATTCTCAGCACGGGAGACTAATCAAGAGTCTCAACAAGCATGTATTTGATCAAACTACCTGCACAGCATTCCCGGGTTCCAGCGGTGGTGGGGTGTACTTAAAATCCGACGCCAGATATGTAGGCATGCTCGTAAGAGGGGCGGGGGAAGGGTTCAACCTTATCGTTCCCGTCCGGAGAATGAAAGAGTACTGCGAGAAACATAAAATCATGTGGGCACTAGATAAGGACGTCGCTATGCCCACAGATGAAGAGCTTAAAAAATTACCAATAGAGCACGAACCGCAAGAGGAAAAAGGTAAAGAAGACACAGAGGACGAGGTGGATGCAAAGAAAATGTTCCCATTCATGCTCAGGGTCACCCCTCGACATAAGATTTTAATCCTAAAATGATTACAGGGGTGGAGTGAAAGCGTGGTACGGTCATCACGGGCAGGGTGTGCCCTTGACCCTCTGCCACGCTTTTTACCTTCCCGCTTTTAAAAAAGGGTGTAATAGCCAGAGAAGACTTAAGAGGAAAACAGTAAAAATCAAGTCCCTATTCAACGCAATAAGGGCTACTACTCGGAAAGTATTGGACCGCCACCTTTAAAGTTTTTAACTAAGAAAGAGAGCTATGAATTTTTTTAAAAATAAACATAAACCTAATGATGAACTAAATAAGGTGTCGAAGGCTAAAGTCTCCGTAAAACCCTCAGCCGTAAGAAATCCCGGCAAAGAGCAAACATTAGAGCGAGAACTACAAGAGGTAGAAGACTTCAGAGGTCAAGTGCTAGAAGCTATTGCTAAGCAGGCCGACCTGAAAGCTAAGCAGGAAGCGGTCATGAACAAGGCTCAGCATCAGATAGATTATAACCAAGCAAAAGTAGATGCCATGCAGCAAAAGCTAAAGAGCATGGAAGATAAATATAATTTATTTCACAAAAGAAAAAAAGGGCTCTAGAAAATAACTAACCCCTTAATGTCCTTAACCTTTACCTTTCCGTACCAAGAGAGTTTTCGGTTATCCCCCATAACAAAAACTTCTCCTTTACCTACTAGTCCGATATCTTCATCCGTATTTAAAAATAACCATTCCTCCTCGGGCTTCTTGGCTCTTTCTTCTTCTGGCTCTAGCCAGTATATAACACTCCCCTTTCCATAGGGGTCTTTCCTTTCTTTACCGTTTATAAATATTTTCCCGTGAAGTATCTTTACGTGCTCCCCCTCCAAAGCTATCACCCTCTTGCTTAGCCTTTCTCCATCGGTATCTACGATTACATTATCATACCTGTCGGGGCCCCAGTCGTCTGGCAGGGTTGATTTATGCTGGACCACCAGCCACTCCCCGTCCTGATAAGTAGGCCTCATGCTTTCCCCATGGTTATACGTAAAGCGATAATCTTTACCTATAAAAAGATAAATAGTAAATAGCATTATGGCCGCGAGCCACATAGGGTGGCGCAGTTTGTCTGAAAACTTCTTCATGCCTCGACTATTATAGACGTTTTGTATAGATAAAATCTACAATATCTCGTTAATTTTTGTTAAGTTTTTCAACTGGCCTAGTATATTTAAAGTATTTTCGAAATTTATTGAAGAAACTTGAATTGTCCTAGGGTATTCCAGCTTAGAATCTATCCTTATTCCATCCACTTTCTCCTCAGGGGTAACGTATTCGTCAATGAAATCCATCAAGCCAACCCTTCTGGTATACTTAAAATATATATCTTTATAGTCCTGCTCTACTTCCAGAACGACCCCCATTAGCAATCCAGTCTTAGCCTCGAGAGTCACATACCTAATTGCTAGATTCTGACTTGGTGGGTCGCCTACTAAATCTGAAGATAATATTAATGGCATTATTTATTATACTGAATCTTGTTTAATAATTAAATCTTTAAATTTTTGCTCATGCTCCCTATTTTTCCAGACTAACAAGCCCTCGTCGTTTTTTTCTAGATCTTCATGGAAATTAACAGACCTAGTAATCTGGTGCCTAGATTTATAAAGAGGCCCCTTCCCATCGCCATGCCATATATGAGTTATAACCCCAGATATATACCCCACGTGTCCCTTCACAAAAGAAAAGGCCTTCACGTTGTACTCGTTAATCAGTTCGTAGTGGGAGGGGTGATGGTTATGTATTCGCTCCTCATGAGTGGGGCTGGCGAACATAACATTTTCAGAGACACAAGAAAAAAAGATAGTAGCGTCACCGCCGCCAACAATATCGTATTGAAACAGCCCAATCTTAGTTAGGAATTCTCTAGTAGCAGCCCAAGCAAACCCCGGATCGTAAGCGTTCGCAGGTGTTCCCGTGGATTTAGTTGTCGCCCACCCGTAAGGGTCGGTGGGCGTTCTCATCATTTGGTTATGATTCCTAGCATAACCTAAAGCAATGGAGGCTCGAAAAGATTGAATCTGCCCTAACTTATTTGACCTCTCTATCAAGGAGGCTAACTGAATAACCGGATTCTTGTCGAGAACCAAGGACGCCTCCTCTGCCCAGTTGTTATTATCAAATATAATGTCAGCGTCTACCCAAGCAATTTTTTTGATTCTTTCGGGTAGTTTTTTAATTAATATATTTAAGAGATTTTCCTTACTCCAGAGGACCGAGTCTGTACGCATATGAAAAGAGTGATCACTTTCTCTCGTGAACGGTTTGCGATCTTGGTAAATTAATTCTATAGAGTATAGCTCGACACCTTGCTTTTTAATATTTTTTGCAAACTTAGTGTACGCACTTTCACGGTGCTTGCTTTTAGAAAAATTAAAGAAACAAGTAACCGCAGCAAAGTCTTCTAATTTTTTTTTGTCCGTTGTAAATAAACCCAACAGTTTTCCCTCCCTCCGTGTGCCCTTGTTTACACTTTCGGTGTAAATATATGCGTGGAAAACTCTGAAAATTTAATGGTTAGAGGAGTAGAGGTCTGTATAGTTAATGAAAAAAGAATCATGATACTAGAAGGGGACGGCGATATATCAGAGGATGAAGCAACAATTATAGTAACCTACTTATTTGACGAAGGATTTATAAGAGAGGGCGACGAAATAGTCTGCGAAATCGTGCAGAATGAAGAATAAAAATTATATTGTTAAAAAAGGGTCACATTGCTATATTGTAGCATGGATGACTCAATACTCGAAGCAGCCCCAACAATACCCCTTCCAGCTAGGCTTTCCTCGGTAGGTGTGGAGCGCGTAACCACCGGGGTGTGGTTCGCGGACAATGTTCTCTCCGAAAAAGAGTGTCAAGACATAATTAACGCTTCACGCGGCGGCCTTTCTAGATCTACAGTCCTAAAGGGGGAGTCGGAAGAAGATTCCCGCCTTAATAAAGGGAGGACAAGTCAGAATGCATGGCTACTAGCTAAAGACCTAGACGCTGACAGCGACACCTTTAAGACACTTCATAAGATAGAAAAGATCACAGAGTCTTTCACAGAACAACCCATAGAAAACCAAGAGGGGCTACAAGTCTTAAGATACTTAGAGGGAGAGCAGTACGAACCCCACCACGATTTTTTTCACGAGAACCATAAAGAATATCAAAAATGCATGGCTGAGGGAGGTCAAAGGTTGTGGACTGTTTACTTTTACCTAAACGATGTAGAGGAAGGAGGGGATACGTTTTGGCCAAGGCTTGATGTAAAAGTTTCCCCCAAAATGGGCAGGGTTGCCATATGGCAGAATATGATTAACGGACAAGTGTTCCACCCGAGTCTTCACTGGGGTAAGCCACCAACGAAGGGAGAGAAGTGGGGGTGCACGAAATGGGTTAGAGAAAGAGAGTTCTCGGGGGACATGAAAGCTGACGCCTTCATCAAAAATAAGAAGGGGCAGTCAATAAGTGACTCAACCTCTAGGTACCCCACTCTGCCTCCAGAAAGCGATAAGAAAAGCAATCGATCTTTTTCAGTTCATAGGGGTGGCAAATCTATCGATACTTCAAACGCGGAGGTTATAATTGTGTAATTATGGGTAATGAACATTACCCTAGAACGAGAAGTAGATAAAATATTACAAGAAGCAGCAGACGCAAAGTGTTACATAGTAGCCAACCCATCAGAAGAAGGAAACTCGGCCATAGTAGCGAACGAGAAAAAAAATAGAGCAGTTATCGTCGGCGTGCTGTCTGTAGATATATCAAACCAGAACGTGTCAAAGACATTACAGGAATTTTGTGTGGCGTATTCTATAAATTTAAGTAAATGGGTGTGGGCTCACGCAGAAGGCTTTAAGCTGGATCAGATGATAGATGAGATGGGGGAAGAAATTTTCAAAAAGATTGATTTACACGAGGTGCTAGGAGAGCTCTGTAATTAATCATCAACCATGAACACAAACATCCCCAAGAAAGAGGCGGCAGTACTCGAGCGAGACCTAAAGCAACTTATAAAACGAATAAAGATCAATCGATCCATTATAGAAACCCACCTAGATTTGATAGAAAAAAACACCCGGAACCTAGAGCACTTTTCAGAACAAAGATTTAATCTCCTAGAAGAGTCCTTTAAAAACCTACTAAGAGGTAGCGATTCGGATTCGAAAAAATTAGAAAAAATGGCAGAGAAAATTGATTATATAAGTAATCAATATGCCAAGAAAGCCTAGACAGAAAAAATTTTACCTCGTAGTATCAAAGGACAGGGGCTATAAATACGGAGCCTTTCCTTATACATCAGAGGGGAAAAGACAGGCTGAAGAATTAGTCAAAAAGAAAAAGCAAGACGGAGAAGACCTAGAGATACAAGAGAAATAATGTCACACTAAACACCACCGGATACCAGAGTCATCTTGGCTCATAGATATAGTTAACCCCCCTTTTTGGGGGGTTTTTTTATTGGCACGATCCATGCTTTAGTATTTGTATATGAATACATTATTAAATATGAACAGACTACTAGATGACTTTTTTGTTTACCCTTACGAATCAAGAATTGATTCACACTGGGACGAGCATGAGACCCATTACGAGGTAGATTTTAACCTAGCTGGCTTTAAGAAAGAGGACATTACCCTTACTGTTGATAATAACATTCTTAAGGTTAGTGCAAAGCAGGAAGGAGGGGTATACTCAAGAAGTCTACTTTTACCCAAGAAGGCGGATATAAAAACCGCATCTGTGGCGTATGAAAATGGCTTGTTGAACATCAAAATAAATAAAAAACAATCTGCGAAATCTTTTGAATTAAAAATTAAATAGTTTCGTCGATATTATTGCTGCGTTATAGTAGCGCGTGGACTTTGGGAGAAGTCCCGATCTATAAATAGCCCGTATCGTCGGCGTGCGTGTGCGGGCTATTTTTAATTTGACACCCCAGTAACTATGTGCTAAGGTTAAGACTTATGACAGAAACAAATAAAGATAGTAAGGTAATGACAGTTAAAACGGCTTACGCTAGGATTGCGGTCCTGCTTTTAGCCATTAACTTCGCCCTTACTGGGTATGTGCTAGTAGGCATGAACAAATCGACTCAGCTGCAGCTTGATCAAATTCAAGGGGCTAAGGTGGAGGCCGATGAATCTCCCCTCGGGGAGGAACAAACCACAGAGTAGTAATATCTTCTCTAGGTTCCCCCGTCATGATTGCGATTAAATTCGGACGGTCATGGCGGGGTTTTTTTTATTGATATAACGCTGCCTTCCAGTTAATATATATTGTATGCAGGTAGGAGTGATAGGTAATGGGTACGTAGGTGGAGCCACATCGCTCCTCGAGCACGAGGGTGTCCCTTTTTACATTTACGACAAAGACCCCAAAAAATGTAAGCCCCTAGGAATAACCGTAAAAGACCTTATGCCGTGTGATTTCATTTTCGTAGCGGTCCCCACCCCAATGAACCAAGACGGAAGCTGTTCGACGTCTATAGTAGATGGGGTAGTAAATGAATTACACGAAGCTGGCTACGATAAGGGGAGGGTGATTGTGAAATCCACAGTCCCCGTAGGCACTTGCAGGAGACTGAACGTTATGTTTATGCCAGAGTTTTTAACGGAAAGATCTTGGCGTAAAGACTTTACCGAAGAAGAAGACTGGATACTCGGAACAAACACTAGAAACGATAAGATAAGAGACGAAGTTTACAAATTGTTTGAGTCGGCATGGAACCACGGAGCACTTAAGAATCGGCCTAGGATGACATTCTCTACAACCGAAGAGGCGGAACTGACAAAATATACGCGCAACTGCTTTCTTGCAGTTAAGGTCTCATTCTTTAATGAGGTGTATGAATTTTGTGAAATAAATGATATTAATTACAGAAAAGTGAGAGAGCTTGCCTGCAGAGACGAGAGGGTTGGGATAAACCACACCTCCGTGCCCGGGCCAGATGGAAAGAAAGGCTTCGGCGGTACTTGTTTCCCCAAGGACACAGCCTCCTTGCTAGATCAAATGACCCAATGCGGTCAAGAGAGTTACCTAGTGGAAGCGGCGAAGGCTAGAAACATTCAAGTCGACAGGCCAGAAAAAGATTGGGAAAATGACAAAGGTAGAGCAGTTCTTTAAAGCTTTGGTAGCTCAATTGGATAGAGCATCTGCCTTCTAAGCAGAGGGTTGTGGGTTCGAGCCCCACCCAGAGTACCATACATATATGAATAAAAATAAAAAAAACAAATTTTAAACCGAAAAGCAAACCAAAGCCTAAGGTGGACGATATACATGGAAAACAACTATAAGAGACAAAGACGGTACCAGAAAACAAAAAAAGGCAAAAAAGCCTCAAAGAAAGCTGGTAAGAGCTACGACGAAAGACATAGAGAAAAAAGAAGAAAACAAAAAAGAGATTACATGAGAAGAAAAAGAGAGGAAAACCCGGACATCTGGAGATAAGTTATATATGAGTGCAAAGTTAATAACCGTCGCCGCGAGCGGGTACTTTGACCCACTTCACGTGGGTCACATAGAATACCTAGAGAAGTCGAAAGCGTTAGGAGATAGGCTGGTTGTTATAGTAAATAACGACAAACAGGCGACTCTAAAAAAGGGGAAACCCTTTATGACTCAAGAAGACAGGCTCAAGATTATCGAGTCCCTTCAGTGCGTGGATCAAGCTTTCATATCGATAGATGAGGACTCGTCTGTGTGTAAATCTTTAGCCGCCTGCAGTCCAGACATTTTTGCCAACGGCGGAGACAGAATACAAGAGGAGATCCCCGAATCACTTATATGTAGGGAGCTAGGTATTGAGATGGTCGACAGCTTGGGTGAGAAAATTAGATCATCATCGGAATACATTAAGGACGCTAAAGAATGAAAGGTCCCATACATTACCTATTTGATATAGACGGGACACTAACAGAGCCTAGGAGTAAGATGTCCAGCGGGTTCGCTAAGACCTTCCTTAGCTGGATGAAGGATAAGTCTGTATTTTTAGTTGCAGGCAGTAATCTGGAAAAAGTTAGTGAGCAGGTGCCAGCAGAGGTAATAGCGGAGTGCAAGGGGGTGTTCTGCTCCATGGCTAATCAATTTTGGAGCGGTAAAAACCTTATATACGAAAACGAATGGGCACCCGACCCCCACCTGACGGAGTGCTTGATCGGTTTTCAAATGTACACAAAGTTTCCGACAAGACCGAAGCTCGGTGGTCGGGGAAAAATAATAGAGCTCAGACCGGGGATGCTTAACTTTACCACAATTGGCAGGAACGCAAACACAGAAGAAAGGCAAAGATACTATGAGTGGGACGTCAAAAATGGAGAAAGAAAAAACATAGTAAGCCAATTAGAAAGGAGTTTTCCAGAGTTAGATTTCAGGATCGGCGGGCAGATAAGTATAGATATACAACCGAAAGGTCACAATAAATCGCAAGCGAGTAAATGGATAAGAAAAAACCTCGGAGGTAAGATGATTTTCCTAGGAGACAGCTGTTCTAAGGGCGGGAACGATTATGATATTTATCTAGACATAAAAAATGCCGGAGACGGAGTGTGCCATAAAGTTAATTCACCAAAAGAGACCCTTAAAATCATTGACGCATGAAATTTCTAGTGATAGGGGACAGTTGTACCGATAAATTTATTTACGGCACATGCGAAAGACTTTGCCCAGAGGGGCCGGTTCCAGTGTTCCAACCTACGGGGGCAACCTCAAATGGCGGCATGGCAAAAAATGTACAGGCTAACGTGGAAGCCCTAGGGGTGCGCTGCGACATCGTTACAAACGAAAGCTTAATAGAAAAAATAAGGTACGTAGACAGAAAGACCAATCAATTATTATTAAGGGTAGACGTAGACGACAGGGTAACGGACCCTTTCGATATTCAAAAGGTTGCATGGGATGAATATGATGCAGTTATAGTATCAGATTATAATAAAGGCTTCTTATGTGATCAAGCCATAAGAAAAATATGCCTAGAGCATGATAATGTTTTTTTTGACACGAAAAGAAAGCTAACATGCGATCTCCCCAATAATTTGAGGTTCATAAAACTTAATGAGTACGAGCTAGAATTAAACCGTGGTCTCAGGCTTTCGCTGGGGCACGGGCCCTCCACCACAGACCGATATACTGAGAAAATAATAGTAACACACGGGAGTAAGGGGTGCTGGTACGCAGGGAAGATGTACCCCCCACCCGACAAGATAGTTGCTCAAGACTTATCTGGCGCTGGAGACACCTTTCTTTCCGCGTTGGCGGTTTTAATTACTGAAGGGGCGAGCGTAGAGAATGCGATTGATTTCGCGAACAAATGCTCCTGCGAGGTGGTTAAAAAAAGAGGGGTCGCCACCATTTAGATTTGCCGAAGTGGTGGAATTGGTATACACAACAGACTTAAAATCTGTCGGCTGGCCAAGCCATGAGGGTTCGAGTCCCTCCTTCGGTACCAATTTCTATTTACTTACTTTTTTAGCGCTGATTTTCTTTTTGATTTTCTCTAAAGCTGGAAACTTTTGCTCGGATAATACTTTGACTACGGTTCTTAACTGCTGCTTTTCTTTTTTTGGCATATATTAATATACACTTTTCTAAAATAAGATTGAAGTTTTTTAGAATAAGGTTATTATTTATTGGTGAAACATCAGCCCAAAAGAGTTAAGAAGAACTGGGGCCACGAACTCTGGTTAGCCAACGACGAGCCTAATAACTATTGCGGAAAAATTCTTCATGTTAAATCTGGTCACAGTTTCTCCATGCATTTTCACTCAAGAAAACACGAAACTTTCTATATTTTAAGCGGGAAATGCAGGCTCAAGACTCTAGACACCCAGACTGCGGCGGAAATAGAAGAGGAGCTATACGAAGGCGACTGCTACATCATCAACAAGCTGGTACCCCACCAAATAACTGCAATAACTGACTGCGACATAATTGAAAGCAGTACATTCCACGAAGACTCAGATAGCTACAGGGTATGGATATGAAAGATAAATACCTAGGCCTTATCGAGCAAATAATTGAGCAGGCGGAAAGAGACGACCAGAAACTCAAGGAGTATTATTTATTAAAAAATAAAGCCAGTAAGTCTGAGGGTGACGGTTTCGTACTATTTTACCTGAGAGTGCTTAGAGACATGATCCAAGATAATGACTCCTGACTACCTAGTTTGCGAATACGAATTACCTATCCCGGAAGAAGTGGCTGAGTTAATGGTCACTACGATAGACTGGGACGAGGCAGAGTTCCATACATACTCATTCATTGGTTCGCCGCCGCTAGACTTCGAGAAATATACCATCAGTTCTGATGGCCAACTATACAAAGAAATAATCAAGAAGGAGTTCGCGCGAGACGATAAGGGGTCGATTGACATCGTGGAGAGTTACGACGGGATAGAGAGGCAGGAGCACACCGGAGCGGTAGTCTTCTCGATACTTCACCTTGATAAAGAATATGATTTTTATTTAGAATTTGAGGGGCTATTTTGGAAAGGGGACATGAAAGAAATCCAGCTACTAGAGTGGGAGAAAGCGGATAATAAAAAGAGAAAAGAAATACAGAAAGACCTCGAAAAATTAGTAACAAAAACCAAAAAAAATGAGAAAAGCTTACTAAAAAAGATAAAAACACCAATTCATGCCATTTTAGCGCTTATTTTTGGCTTGATAAGGTATACGTTAGGGTTTATAGTTAGGATAACTTGGAAAGTGCAGAATTTTTTTAGCTGAAAGGTGAATTGTGGGAATTAGAAGCTTATTTAATTTGATGAAGGAACCTAGCCCGTCGGGGGTTAATAATTCTTACACCTCGCTACCAAACGAGTGCGTCCGAGAGGTGTGTTGTCACGTAACCGGCGAAGGAGGCATGCCGAGCGCACCCACCCCGAGCGGGGACTGCTTTTTCAAGGAGCACGCGGAGGAAGGGGAATGAGGCTTGACCATATAGCATACAGAAGCGCAGACAGGAATAAGACTGCTAAATTCTTTGAAGAATGTTTAGGCTACTCAATCGGTGCTGAATTTGACCTAGAGTTCGATGACGGCAGCACGACTAAGTGTATAGCGATGGCCCCACCAGAGGAAAGACACTCACTTACTCCAGAGTGGGAAGTGCTATTAGCCGATAAGGATGAAGGCTCTTCGGGTGACTTAAATTTTATACCATACCACGCACCTCCCGAGATTTTCGTTAGCGACGGGCCGAAAGGCTCAATAGTTGGTGACTGGGTCGAAGAACGAGGAGGCGTAGGGGGCATCCACCACATAGCCTATCACGTTGACGACGTGGAAAAAACAATGGAAGAATGGAAAAATAAAGGGTTCGTTGAGTTTTACTCAGAAAAACCCTTAACGTGTGAAGAGACGAAGCTCGTGCAAGTATTCAGTAAACCCTCCGAGCTAACGGGGGTGGTATACGAATTAATAAACAGAAGCCAAGCAAATAAAGGGTTCTGCGAAAAGAATGTTAAAGCCCTAATGGAAAGCACTAAAGATGATATTAAGAGAGAGTGAGATGCAATACGAAGGCAGAAACTACATAGACGGGGAATGGACGAGTACGGAGACGATGTATTCTAAGCTCAACCCGTCTACGGGCAAGGCTTTAGGGGCATTCCCCCTTACCCAAGACGATGAAATTTTAAGAGCAGTTAGCGCCGCGCGAGAAGCTTTTAAAACTTGGAAAAAAGTAAGCCGCTTCACCCGCTCCGACTACTTAAATAGGGTCGCCCAAATAATTGAGGAAAGAAAAGATGAACTAGCGAAAGTAATCTCCCTAGAGACAGGCAAGACCGTTAACGAAAGCATAGCAGAGGTCAATGAGGCGTTACATATGGCTCAGTTCGCTTTCGGATCGGGCAGGTACGCCCACGGAGAGGCAGTATCTTCGGAAATCGCAGACAAAGATGCCTACATGCTTCGTAAGCCCAAGGGTGTAATTGCTATTGTAACACCTTTTAATTTTCCACTGGCAATCGGGATGTTTTGGAATGCCGCCCCAGCGCTAGTGGAAGGAAACACTATTGTAATAAAACCAAGTGAAGATGCCCCGATGTCAACTCAAATGGCTGTGCGAATCTATGAGGAAGCTGGCGTGCCTCGTGGAGTCATTAATTTGGTGCATGGTGATGGGGCTAGTGGTGATGTTCTGGTTAGGGCTGGTGTCGATCATATTTGCTTTACTGGTTCTGCTGCGGTCGGACAACATATTCGTAGAGTTGCTGCAGACTCTTGGCATAAAACTACTAGCTGCGAGCTAGGAAGTAAATCTGCCTGTATTGTTTTTGACGATGTAGAATACAGCCTTACCATGCCAGCCACAGTAGCTAGCGCCTTTAAGCTTTCAGGGCAGCGCTGCGTTTCTTCCGGAAGGATGTTGGTACAGAGAACAATCTATGACGAGTTCGCCAGAAGGTTCGCTCAAGAAGCCTCAAAGCTCAAAACCGGAAACCCCTTTCGCAAAGTTTTCGGCTCGACAGGAACCCCAGATGCCATTTGTTGGGAAGATTATCTGCCAGATGAAGATATCTATTACGGGCCGATCATTAACCGACAGGGGTTCAATAAAATAAAAGAGTATAATGACATGGTCTTGGCAGACCCGAAAGCAGAAGTCTTACTAGAGCCCACATACGAAGATGTAAATGGTAGGGCTTTTTATTCAACCCCTATGGTGTATAAAAGTGAGTGGCGCGAAGCAAGCCAAGCACCCTACCTTAGGGACGAGGTATTTGGGCCGCACGTAGCAATTATACCTTTCGATACTTTAGAAGATGGAATTAATATTTATAACGATACTGACTATGGCTTGGCGGTGGGTGTGCTTACGAATGATTTTCGCAAAGCACGAATCCTCCGAGATGAATGCGATGCAGGAATGATTTACTGGAACGGCGGTTCTATCGCTGCCGAATCTCACCTTGCGTTTGGCGGGGTTAAAAAATCCGGAAACGGATTCCCGAGTGCGGCAAGAACCTTCAGAGCAGTAACGCACGAGGTTAGCTGGACAGTAAACCACGCGGACGAACTAACCTTCCCTCAAGGAATGAAATAATTGCAAGTCAAAAGGACAAAAAAAGAATATCTATGCCATACCCATAAAACCGTAGCGATAAAGAACAAGAACGGGGAGCTAGAAATAGTCCCGACGAAAAACTGCAAAGCGGGAGACATTGTGTGGATCTTAGATATTAATAACAATTTTATAAAAACCGTAATATTTTAAGTGATGAAAAAAGCTGCTGTATTAGGCGTAGGGAGAATGGGCCAAGCCATAGCTTGGTGCATGAATAAATTGGGGTATTATGTCATAGGAATGGATTCTTATGAGGGGGCATCCGCTAGTTTTAAAAAATATATCCCAGAAGATGCGGGTCGGTTTTATTTGACAGACGAAAATAATGCCGACAAGATGATGGAAACGTTTATTCTTAAAGAAAAGCCGGACGTAGTAATCAGCAGCCTTCCCTACCACCAAACAGAAATGATTGGGTATTGGTGCATTGATAATGAATTCCGTTACTGCGACTTAGGTGGAAGAGTTGATGTTTCGCGTAATATTAATAATCATGCAGAAGGAGTAGCTAAAGTTCCCGTTATGACAGACTTGGGGTTGGCTCCGGGATGGATCAACATCATGGCTGAGTGGGGTTATAGCGAAATGCACGGTAAGGTGGACGATGTAAAAATGATGGTGGGCGGGCTTCCGACAATGGAAGTAAATCGCCCCCTAGATTATATAGTAACTTGGTCCATAGATGGCTTAATAAATGAATACAGGGATGATTGCGAGGTGCTTTCTAGCGGTAATATTTTAACCCTTCCCGGTATGAGGGGGTATGAAAAAGTTTTCTTTAAGAGTCTAGATAAAAAGCTTGAAGCCTTTTATACTAGCGGCGGCGCTTCACACTCTATAGCCTCAATGAAGGAGAGGGGGGTCAGGAATTGCTCATATAAAACCCTCAGATACATCGGGCACAGAGATGCGGTTCAATTCCTAATACGTCAGTCAGAGTTGAATGATGACTGCTTAAAACAAATATTTAAACGGGGCTGCAGGAAGCCAGATGGCGCGCTGGGAGAAATGACGAAGGACATGGTATTGATGAAAACAAAGCTTTCAGGAGAAAGACTCAAATGGAGCAAAGAGCTAGTAGTTTTCCCCCAAAATGATTTTAGCGCCATGCAGAGAGCAACCTCCTCCCCCATATCTGCCGTGGCCAGCTTAATGGCTGAAGGAGAACTAGAGGGAGACAGAGAGCAACACAGGGATTATTGGACCAAGTATCCCTCGAAGCTAACCTACAAAGACATCCCCTTTGAGAAGTTCAACTCCAAACTAGAGGAGCTCGGGCTGGACATCTTGTAATGAGGAAGTCATATAACTTATACAAAGAAATAACCCTAGTAAGAAAGTCTAAAAAGGGTGACGCCCTAGCTTTTGAAGAGCTAATCTTTCGCAACGATGAGAAAATTACAGCCTCGATCTTACAGCTTTGCAAGCAAAACTTTCATGACGCACAAGATATCAAACAAACCACGTTCTTGAAGTGTTGGAAATATATAGGTAAATTTAAAGGGGACTCCGCCTTTTCTACTTGGGCAATTAGGATAGCTAAAAATTCTTTCTTCGATTTATATAGAAAAAGAAAAAATAAACCAGAGTATTCTTGGGAGGCTCTAACACAGACAGAGAAAGACGACGGCTTCCAACAAAAACCCCAAATAGTAGAGTTGACCGGTGCGACGAGCGGGAAAGTAGTTACCGAACCCCTTGAACAAGAAGAGTTTAGGAAAAAAGTTAAGAAAACCATAGACTCTTTACCAAAAAATCATAAAAATGTTTTAAAATTAATATTAGAAGATAATGACATCACCTACGAGGAGATAAGCAAGCAACTCCAAATCCCGCTCGGCACAGTGATGTCCAGAATTTATTACGCAAGAAAAAATGCTAAAACGAAAAATGCGGCATGAAAAAAGCTCTTTTATTAGGGGACTCCCATACGCACTGTGTGTCAGTGATGACGGGCGTCGATGTAGACATCAGGCTGTGCAAACGGCAATCCGCTACAGCCCACGGCATAAACAGCCCAGACTCGAGGTCTAATTCTAATAGTTTTTTCCTGAATTTCTTACAAGACAAGCCAACCCCAGACATGAACTCGCCGCGTACCGTATACCACGCAGCCCTAAAAGAAAAACCGGCGGACTTTATTTGCTTTATGCTTGGCGAGATAGACTGCAGGAGCCTAACCCACAAGAAAGGATTAAAAAACTGGAAGGAAACACTAACGCAGTCTGCAAATAATTTGGTTAAATTCATACGAACGAACCTTAAAGGGTTCCCGCCAGAAAGAATTGCGTTACTTCACCCGCACCTATCAAAGAGCGCGGAACCAAACATGCTACTGAACATAGAGGGTCCGGCGGGGTCAGCCAAAGCCTTGAGAAAGATGACAGAGTTTACTTTATTTTATACTTCTAGACTTGACGAGGTAGCAAAAGAAAATAACTACATAAGCTTCGGAATAAACAATGAAATACTAGACCCCGAAACCGGAGTTGCCCTACCAGAGCTATTAGCAGATAAGAAAGATAAATATCACCTTGATAGACCAAACAAAGACGGGGAGAATCTATTGGAAAAACTGTGGGCTGAAAAATTTCAAAAATATATTTTATAAATAGCAAATAAAATACATCCATTAACCTTGACCTAACTGTAAATATATAGTACAAAGGTAATAGATGAGCGAACCAGAAAAATCAAAAAAGAAACGAGGCCGCAAACCAAAGCTTGATAAAGAACACCAAGAGTTAGCTCGTCGTTACGAGATGGCGTGGTACTCTCTATACTACAAAAAAGCGCCGTTTGCCCAGTGTGCCATTATCGAGGAGCCCCACGGCCGACACGCTAACGAGCTCGCAAAAGAAACCAGAAGACTAGCGGAGTCAAATCGAAAGATTGAGGTCGTAGACAAGGCCAAGCAATACCTCGAAGCTAGCGGCAAATTTTATTAAAATAAAAGCTTGACTACCCCGTAAATGGCCTGTAATATGAGGATATGCTAGATTGCGACACAGCCCTAGGCAAAACCTTTATTAGAAATGAAAATAAAGTCGCTAATATCCTATCTGAAAAATACGGGTACACCCTAGCCAAATACTCCGACTCTCAGTCCGGAAAAAGCGTATCGAACGATAGATTAATTCTCAAAGAGATCAACGGAACCCCAATTTTACAAGGCATTGCTGAAATAAAGTCTAGAAGAACTGCGGGTGGTAAAAAATTTGATTATGATTATCTAAAAGACGCCGGTACTTACTTAATTTCCCATCACAAAATCGTGGACGGGCAAAAGCTTTCCTCCTTGCTGAAAGTTCCATACCTTGTTATAGTAGACCTTATGGAGGATAGTTGGATTTTGTCTTGGAAAATTACAGATTCTACTGGAAAATTTTTATTTGATTTCCAAGTAGAACAAACGAAAACCCAAGACACCTGCAACGGCGGGGTCGCTTTTAGACATAACGCCTTCCTACCCCTGTCTAAAGCTAAAAGAATCCTAAAAAATTGAATTTTAAACCGACGGAAAAATAGCCACTCAGGGTGGACGATATACACTATGATCACAGTTTGGACAAATGGATGCTTTGATATTCTCCACAGGGGGCATATTGAATTATTTAAATTTGCGAAAGAATCTTTCGATGCAGAGTTAGTGGTTGGCTTAGACACCGATGTACGAGTCAAGGCCATGAAGGGTAAAGATAGACCAAAGAACACCCTCGAAGACAGGATGGAGCTTATTTCCTCAATTAGATATGTAGATAGAGTGTTTTCATTTGGCTCCGACCAAGAGCTTGCCAATCTAGTAAAAATGATCTCTCCCGAATACATGATAGTGGGGTCGGACTACAAGAAGGAGGAAGTTATTGGCTCCGAATACGCCAAAGAAGTATTGCTTTTCAATAAAGTAGAAGGTTATTCTTCTTCGAATTACTTAAAATAAATATTATGAGTGTAAAATACATAGAATGTGGTACCTCTCATACAAAGAGATTCAGGAGCTTCTTCGAGAGACTGAAGAAGAGTACATTCATAAAATCAAATCTTCAAGCGATTACGACGATAAGAAATACAACACCACAGCAGTTTTTGTCACAAGGAAGATAAGAAATAAACTATATAACGCGATGAAGAAAAAATATGAGTGAAGTAACAGTCAAGGGAAACTCCCTAGAGAGAGCCCTCAAAGTCCTAAAGAAAAAAGTAGCCAGAGAAGGCACCTTAAAAGATGTCTACGAAAGGCAATTCTATGAGAAGCCCAGCGTTAAGAAGTACAAGAAAAAGCGCCTCGCCAAACACGTTGCGAAATTAGCCTCACAAGAGGACAGATACTACAGATCTAAAGTATGAATAACCTTTTAGAAAAAACTAAAACTTATCTGGTCGGCCACATGCAGTACGCCAATGGGCGTAATTGGAGGGAATATGCCGAGGAAGAGCTTTCCAAGCTGAATATCACGGTTTTTAACCCATACAAAAAACCATTCGTTAAAGATGTCGACGAGGGCGAAGAGACAAGGGGGAAAATCGCCGACGATATGGAAAATGGTCACTACAGCGACGTAGCGAACAGGATGAAGCTAATTAGGAGCTATGACTTAAATTTAGTAGACAGGTCTGACTTTATTATAGCTCACCTTTTACCAGACGTTGCAAGCTGGGGTAGCGCGGAAGAGATAGTTACCGCAGTCAGAATGAAGAAGCCTATCTTTATTTCAATGGAGGGTGGAAAGACTAAAACCCCCTTATGGATGATGGGCATGCTTCCTCATCATTATATTTACGACTCTATCGAGGAGGTGTTAGATATGCTACAGCAGATTGATAGCGGTGCAAAGAAGATCGATAGCGATAGATGGAGACTGCTCAGGAAGGAGCTTCGCTAAATATGAGAATACTTCCAGACTGGTTATATAACATAGAGCGGAAGCTTGATAGCTGCAATCACATCATGGAATTAGGCAGAACTTGTCTAGCGTTTTGTACTCTAATACTTCAGGTTGTTATTCTTCTTAAATTATTTAATATTATTTAATAAAATGAAAGACGAAAAAGATAATTGCGTTTCATGCGGCGAAGAAACGCCGTATAATAAAAACGAGCACATAGATAATCGTTACCACTATGTAGAGTGCGCGGGGCAACTCTGCAAAGATTGCTGGGAAAAAGTATACGATGGAGAAGGGTGATAAATCCCCCCTTTGGCAAATACAACCAGACTCGGATTGCTTTTTGGCTTTATCTCGTTCAGTTCGATTCAGTAACCTTGGACCCGCCGTCCCCCTTGGGGTGGTCAACTGGGATAAGAGCGAGCACCACGGAAAAGGCCTAATAGCCAACCAAGATATACCCAAGGGGCAATTGGTACACGTTACCCACGTTTGGAGCAGAGAGTATAAGTCTTGGGCTAACGTGGTGCCGGACTGCATGTATAACCACTCAAAAATAAAAGAAAATTGCGAAATAAAAACAACAGGGGAAACTAAATCCCTGCTAACCTTAAGGGGGATTAAAAAGGGGGAGGAACTTTTTACAGACTATACGAAAGATAAAGACCTAGAGCAGCCCGAAGATGGTTGGAAAGAATGAGGATTGAAGAAGACATAAAGCTAGACTACAAGGATGTCCTCTTGCGCCCCAAGCGCTCAGAGTTAACATCCCGCAAGGAGGTAGACTTGGTGCGTGAGTTTACTTTCAAGAATGCCGGTGGTGAAGGCGCAGACCCCAAAGGTTATAGTTGGAAGGGAGTACCTATTGTGGCTTCAAACATGGATACAGTTGGTACATTTGAAGTGGCCAAGAGTCTTGCTCAATACCACATGCTTACCTGTATCAGTAAGCACAACGATGTAAACAGGTGGGCGCACAAGCTGAATGGCTATGGGGTTTACAAAACTCAAGAACAAAAGGAGGCTAACTCTGGAGAAGGGGCTTGGAAATACGAACGAGGAGCAAAGAGTTGGCAAAGTAGAATTTATGACCACCTTTGCCCTTCTATTGGTATCAAATATGATCCAAATAAAATGGATGATATAGATTATTTAAATAGTATTCAATGGAAATTTTACCATAATAGATTCGTATGCATTGATGCAGCCAATGGGTATACATCAAGGTTTTGTGATTTTATTAAACGAGTTAGGGACGAGCAACCCGCGCTTATTATTATTGCGGGGAATGTCGTCACTGGCGAAATGACAGAGGAGATATTATTAAGTGGAGCAGATATTGTTAAAGTGGGTATTGGCGGCGGGTCTGTCTGCACTACTCGTATTCAAACTGGTGTCGGTTACCCTCAACTCAGCGCAGTCATTGAATGCGCGGATGCTGCTCATGGGATTGGTGGGCATATTATGGCTGACGGTGGGTGCGTATGTGCTGGCGATGTGGCCAAAGCCTTTTGTGCTGGTGC